TCAGCTGGCCGGTGGTTCTTCGCCAATCCAGATCTCTACAGCAACCACGATACCAAGAAGCTGTAACTCTTCAGGATGCAGGACAATTGGCGGGGTATCCATTGACCACCATCTCAGGATGATAAGCCCTTTGTCATGGTCGTAAAGGATCTCTCGCATTAGTGCTTTGCCTTTGACCAAGGCCACAACTACGCTATTCGGTGCCGCCCGCCGTGCTTCCTTTACCAGGAGTAGTGTGGGTTTTGGTATAAAGCCAGCGAGATGAATGTCCTGTCCGTATTCAAGATAGAAGAAGCGACCTTTGGTTGCCAGCTTTTCTGGGACTGGTCGGTACCCTACTACAAAGGAATGCAGGGGTACACCCGGCTTTGGATCACTGACGACCGGAGCAAGGAGTATTGGATCGGGTGTTGGTTTTTCTTCCTCAATGAAGAAGGCGGGGCTTACTCCGAAGATTTCTCCGAGTTGGATCAGTAGCTTCAGAGATGGAGTTGCGGTTCCTTTCTCTAATTCGTAGATGTGATTGGTTGAGTACCCTACTCTTTCTGCTATCTGTTTTGCTGGTATGCCTGAACCTTCTCTGAGTTGTTTCAGTCGTCCCCCAATTCTCTTCCTGTAGACATCTAATCCATCCACAAAGAGGCCCCCAATCGCTTATCTTTTTTCTCTGTCCAGCCTCTTCCTATAAGCTATAAGCCACGTCTATAGCGTGTACATCCTGTTCACACCTTACTACATCTTTTTGGATTACACAAGATTGTCGCTCCTTTTTAGGGTAATTGTGGAAGATGTGAGATGGGAAGATGCCCACTTGCGTTCTGTCATTTGTAAAAGAAAATTCGGATTATATCTTAGTTAACGGTTGACTGTAACCCAAGTGGTATCTTACTATAAGGTTACCAGGAGAGGGTGGTAATTATGCCAGTTGTAGCCAGAATTGAGATTGGGCGCAGGATCAGACAAGCTAGAAAAGAACAAGGGAAGAGCGTTAAAGAGTTGGCTGCTAAGATTGGCTGCACTCCTAATCATATCTATGAGATAGAGCAGGGCAAGTCATATCCTAGTTTACCGATAATGTTAATGTTGGCAGATGCCATTGGGGTATCACCGTGCCGGTTCATCATCTCAGAGTGTAGGGAGGTGAGAGTGGCCCGTGGCCGGTTGCGCCGTAAGGCGGGATAAGGACAAAGAGAAAAGGCGTTCCCGGATAGAACGCCTCACAATGAAAGGTGCAAGCGATTGGGGACTCGCAAAGCCTTCAAAACTCAGGCTTCTCTTTCATTGTGAAGTTTGAGTCGAAAAGTGTCAAGAGAGGGGGAATTTTTCACCAATGGGTGGTAAGGAAGCGGCAGTAGATCGGGCGACGGGGGAAGTGTTACCGTTGCCTTTGGTGGACAGGGCTGTGGAATCGGTCGTGAAGCCCGTCGTCGGGATCGAAGAGGCAGTTCAAATCTGGCAACAGTACCAGGCTCTCGAAAACGCAGTCCTGACAGATGATGACTACATCTATTTCGTTGCTTATAAGCAGGGCGATTATGACAAGCAGGCCCGGTTCGTCAACAAGGCAGAGGCGGAAAAATTTGCGAACAACGTCGGGGGCCAGCTAATCCGGCGTAAGAAGAAGTCCGGGTGTCGGAAGATCGCCACATTCTTCAACCTGTCTGTTCCTGAACGACAGGATTTCAAGCTCTCCACGCAAGAGGTCGGGGATTACATTATTCAAGTCGAGCAGGGCGAAGGGTACACCCTGACCATCTATCAGCGTAGGGATAATCTACTCACCGTTAAAGCCACTTGTTCCTGCACCGTGAAGGCCAACAATGGTCGGACAATGATCGGCTGGGGTGCCGCTTCACTCAATGCTTCCAGGGGATACAGCAATGGTGATCACGACATCCCGGCCACGGCTTTCACCAGGGCGATCAACCGAGGCATCCTGGATCTTGTTGGCTGGGGCGAGGTTTCGGCAGAAGAGATCGAACCCGACGCGGGTGGTGGGCATAACCGCGCCGGGAACAGCGGTTTGGGGGGCCAGCAGGGGGCTTCTGGAGTAGGTCAGCGGGGCAATGGTCAGTCGGGCCAGGGCAACCAGGCAGAGGTCAATTGGAATGTCTTTTGGGCGAAGATTCGCCAGTGGGGGATCACCAAGGAGCAGATCGCAGAAGTTCACGGATCTGACAACCTTAAGGGCATGCAGGGGCCTGCCCGTAAGGAACTCCTGGACAAGATTGAGGCTCGGTTCATTAAGAAGTGGGAACCGGCTAAGGATCAGGCTCCGGCTTCTCAAGGGGGAATGTCTTTCCCTGAAACGGGAGAGGGCAAGGTGATAGATGCTGAGGAGGTTCCGGGCAACGACGAAGGGACGGAGATCAAGCTCCAGGATGGAGAGCCGGTGGAGTAGCCTGCTGGATATGGTCAGCCACCCCACGGCTAAAGCCGGGGGTTCCCAACGCCGCGTAGCTTCGGTGGAAACTGGGCCAAAAAGCGAGGAATAGCGATGCTTACCGAAAACAGAGGTGCGAGTTGTGAGAATTGCGCGAAACCGGGTGTTAAGAATTGTCAAAGGTGTGCCACCAGTAATGGATTGCCTGGCTGGGAGCCTGCGATGGGTGTTAAGGTGCGGACGTTCTACCAAGACGTGCATAAGCCTGGTTGGAAACGGCTACAGCAGGTGAGAGTGCGAGAAGTGCTGACTGATGCCTGAGAATAATTTGAAGTGCGGATCAGAGGGTCAAGCCAGGTAGGTTGAAAGCGGGGGCGGGGTGCCAGCAACCGCCCTCAATTTGAGCCTATCGGATTAGATTAAAATAATCACCAAAAGGTGATAAGAAACGATTTACCCAATCACCATTCGGTGATAAGATTGCTTCAAGAGAGAATGCAAGGGGGGTTACATTGATGGCGGAGCACAAGGAGCAGGACATTTTGATCTGGGTGGGCACGAAGTTCTATCCTACGATTGCTAAGTTTGTGGAAGAGGCGACAAGGTTGGGGTGTAGCAGACGGCTACCGATGATCAGGGAACTGGATGATAGGATCATTCCCGGTGAAACAAAGTGCTTTCTGGCTCATGACGAGGGGAAGCGGGGGCACGGTCGGATCTTTGGTTACTTTGTGATAAGCCGGATTGAGGTCATCGTTCAGGACGAGCAACACCAAGAAGAGATGCGGAAGCAGATCGGCCAGCTTGCCGATGATGGCAAGGTCACTTATGTACCGGCAGCGGTTGCGGCCAAGGAGCCAGCCAGGGGATGCGGACACCGGGTAGTTGGTGGGGTTTATGCTGTGTCGGACAAGGATGCTCTGGACAAGCTGTACGATCAGGCGAAGGAAATCGGGGAAGCCGTGGAAGTAGTCGGGCCGATCATCCTCTTCAAAAAGCCCCTGGACTACAATGCAGTCTTTAACTACCGCAGCGGGACATCCAAGAAGTATCAGAGATTCAGAGGCTACAAGTTTGTCGATGGGGCCGACATTCTGACAAAGGCTGAAATCGACAAGTACCAGAGGGTTCATTACTGGTGCACTAAGGGCGCAAAGGGGGTGCGGTTCGAGAGGAAAGGGAAGGGGAAGGCGAAGCAAGGAACCTTTGCTTTCGCTGGGGCTTAGGGCAAAGTAACCAGATACGGCAGCCGGGGTAAATATTAAATCCATCCGGGAGGGGAACCACCGCACAGACCCCGGCAGGCCCTATCGGAACAGGGGAGATACGGCAGAGAAGGGTGCGCCCCGTTGCAGGCGGGGCGCGTCTCCCTGCAAGAGGGAGAGAGTGGTGAACTCACGTTCAGTTTATAGGGGGTATAAGGTTAATGTCAATGCCTGCCGAGAGAATGTCGCCGGATACTGTCAGCGATAAGGTGTTCGCCGCCTATTTTCATAGAGTGGGTACTGAGGTCAAGTTTGATCCCACACAGTTCCGTCTTTCTGAGTCGGGTCACTGTCCACGACACCGGGTTGCCAAGGTGTTGGGGCTTGCCATCGATGATCAGGAGCAGGATGTCGAGATTTATGAGCGTGGTCATATAGTTGGCGATTGGGGAGCACAGCGGCTCCGGGAAGAGTACAAGGGCGGGTTGGTTCGCCGGGAGGTCGAAGTTAAGATCCCACACCTCAATGCTTCGGGCCACATAGACGCTATTGTCTATTCTATCCCCCGGCCTTTCGAGTTTAAGAGCGTATCTGATTTTGTTAGGGCAGAGGAGTTGCCGAAGCCGGAATGGTTGAGGCAGTGTCAGGCTTATCTACACTTCAAAACAGATAAGCGGGGGCAGCGCATGTTCCAGTGGATCGAGCTTGTGCCGGTTCGGGTGGGGATGCGCTTTCAACCTTTGCCTCCGTACCTCGTTCGTTACAATCCTACCATCGGTCGAGAAATCGAAAATGAGCTTGTTTCCCTTAATGAGTATGCTGAGAAGGCCATCCTGCCGGATATCCCCGAGGGAATGACGGCTGATTCGTTCCCGTGTTCATTCAAGATCCGGGGCGGGATGGATACCCGCTTTTGCAGCGGTTACCACCTGTGTTGGAAGGACAATCCTCATCTGGGTGTAGAGGCGGCTATGTTGCCGGACATTGAGCCTTTACTGCTGGAGTGGGAGTTGCTTCGGGATTCCCGCAAGGGTCAGGAGAAGGCTGCGGACGAGTGCAAGAGCCGGATGTCGGAGATTGAGAGGGAACTGAGAATGATGTGCGAGGCTATGGGGATCAACCGATTGGAAACATCGAGCTTTATTATGCAGAGATCCCCGATTGCTGGTCGGGTGACATATGACATCCAGGCGGCTATCCTGGCCGGGATCGTGACGGCAGAGGATCTGGAGCCGTTTAGGAAGGTGGGGCAGGGGTACGACCGTTGGAATCTTAAGCGGAAGGAGGTCTAATCCGTGGAAAGGCCGATGGAATGGTGGGAAAGGGTCGAGCGCATAATCATCGGCGGGCCTCTTACCGATTGGGGTTTCTGGCTCATTATCGGGTTGTATGTTAGCTATTTGGTTTATCAGTTCGTTAGGATCGCGGGGTGATCGGGGTGGTGAAAAAGGTCAAGCAGGTGGCCTTGGGTAGCCAGGAAGATCAAACCCCGAATGTCGTGTTCGAGGATGGGGATGATGCGGTGTTGGCGATGGGGTTTGTACAGATCCCTGTCGCCATCATCAAGAATCCTGGCATATCGGCGCAGGCCAAGGTGGTCTATGGGCTATTGTTAACCTACGCTTGGAACGGCTCATGTTTCCCGAGGGGCCAGACGATGGCTGACCAGCTGGGTTGGTCTTTAATTACTATCAAGCGGGCGCTGTATGAGTTACGGGACAAAGATCTGATTGAGATCCACAACCGCAAACCGGCTCCCAATCTCTATGTGATCAAGAAGATCACGATGGGTTGGTACCGGCAGATTGCGACCAGCGTTTCTCAGGATGAAAGAAAGATGTCAGAGGATCAACGTATCAAATCTGATACGTTGGAGAATTCAGATGTGAGCGTGAAGCGGGTCAGGGAAGAGAAGCCTGAAACCAATACATCGCAAGGACTCAAACATTCCACAGGGGCCAATTTATCTGTTGACAACGGAAAAATCATCGGCGAGATAACAACTCGGTTTCGGGCCATCCCAGGGTGGCGAGAACAGCCAAGCGATTTCGGACGGGTGGGAACCCTTTATAACCAGTACGGGGCTGACATTGTTATTCGTTCTATTCAGGGCGTGTCTTGGAAGATTGCCAAGCTGACAGAAGCGGAAAGAGAAACGTTTGATCCATTGAGTTATGTGCGGGCCATTTGTGAGCGGTTGTATCAAGAGGAGCAGGCTCAGGCTGCAAAGGTCGGGGGGCAGCAGTCATTGGAGTTGTACCCCGATTTGTCGGATCAGGTTGATGAAATCGAGCATATGAGGCGGCAACGCCGTTAACAGTTAATCGGGGTCAGGGGAGAGGTGATAAAAGGGGTGGCAAACAGGGGGCGGACGTTACCTAATAGCATCGATGCCGAACAGTGCTTGCTTGGAGCGTGCATGATCGATGACGAGGCTTTAATGATGGTTATTGACCGGATCACAACGGATATGTTCTATCACCCTGCCCACGGGATTATTTGGGATGCCGTGCTCCAACTGACTGCTGATGGAAAGCCGGTGGATTTGGTTACGGTTACTCAGTACCTCACTGATGCGGGGGTGTTGCAAAGGGTCGGTGGAGCGGTTTATGTAGCTTCATTGATTGACCTTATCGCAACCACGTCGAATGTGGAATATTACGCCAACATCATTCGGGAGAAGCATCAGCGCCGGATGTTGTTCCGTGCGGCTAAGCGGACGATTGAGGTGGCTTTGGATGAAGATGGGGATTTGGACAACCAAATTGGAGAGATCGAGCACCTAATCCAGCAGGCGCAGGACATCGGTAGCGATGGTGTTGAGGCCGTGCCGTACAAGGAATTAATCCCGATGCGCTGGATGGAGTTGCGAGATTTACAGCGCAAGGGTGAACGGACGGGCGTGGAAACGCGGTTTGGCAGGCTGGATGCCATCCTTGGCGGCCTTCAGCGGGGTGATCTAATCATCCTGGCGGGCCGCCCGAGTCAGGGTAAGAGTGCTTTCACTCAGAATCTCATTGAGCGTGTAGCCCGTCAGGGCAACGTGGTGCTGTTCTTCTCAATTGAGATGGGCAAGGAGCAGATTGCTGAGAGAGCCGGGATTGCTCACGCTCAGGTGGAGAGCAGCCGGGTACGCAATGGGATTCTACAGCCAGAGGATTGGGATTCGATTGATGGAGCAATGTGGGAATTGGAGCGGTTGCGGGTTTGGGTTGATGACAGTCCCAGGATTTCCACGGCCCAGATGCGTGCCAGGGCCAGGAGGATCAAAAAGAAAGAGGGCAGGCTTGACCTGATTGTGGTCGATTATCTCCAGTTGATTCAGGACACTTGGGAAAAGGGTTGGAGCAAGAACGATTACGTTGGGCAGGTTACGAAGAGGCTCAAGGCACTGGCGCGGGATTTGGATGTTCCGGTGATCGTTATTTGTCAGATGTCAAGGGATATTGAGAAGCGGGCAGACAAAACCCCTCTTCTTAGTGATTTGCGGGATTCTGGAGAAATCGAACAAGATGCCGATGTTGTGATTTTCCTGCATACACCAGCCAAGAAATCCAGTGGGGTCGGAGTTAATGACGAGGTACCACCGGAAGAGTTGTGCGGTATCCGGCAGTTGATTGTTGCGAAGCAGCGCAACGGCCCGGTCGGTCGGGTGCCGGTGATGTTCCATAAGCGGTTTATGGTCTTTTCCGATCACGATGTTAACTAAAGGGGGTGTGGGAGGTTGGGTGACAAGAGTCCCAAGCAGAGGGAGATGGAGATCGTTCGGACGTTCATTGAGGCGCACTATTTGGAGATGAATGACCGGCAGATGGCTGAGGAGTTGAGCCAGATCCTTGGCCGTTCCGTGGGCCAGCAGGCGGTCAAGAAGCAGAGGCTCAAGGGGGGATTCCGTAAGGAGCATAGTGACGGGCTGCGCTACATTGAGGAAGCTGTCCGGCTGGCCGGGACAACTGATGTCGCAGAGGTGGCACGAGCACTAGAGGCGGTCGTCCCGCCGGGGGATGAGAGGTTGTTGGAGCAGTTGACGGTCGGGGCACTCCGGGAGTTGGTCGCAAGAATCGCACCCCAGATGCGGTTTGCAGTTTAAGAAGAGAGGGGGAGGGCAGATGCTCTTCCAGGTCGGGAAGGTTGAATATGAGATCAAGATCCGCTATGTCTTGGATGCCACGAATCAGACTGAGGATCTGGTGATTGTCTGCAAGGAAAATGGCAAGGAGACGCCTCTGCCGACTGTTCTGGTTGCGGGGATCTTGGAAGCGGCAAAGGTCAGGGCACAGTTTGATTGGGCCATTGAAGCGCAAGAGAGTTGACCCGCAGGAGCTTCCCCAGGAGTGGTTGGATGGCTACATCGACCAGTATTGTGCGATATGCGGCCAGCCTGCGGATGATGAGCATCATTGGATTCATACCAGGGGGGCGCGACCAGATCTAAAGGATGTGGCAATCAATAAATTACCGGTGTGTGGGAAGCATCATAAGGAAGCACACCGAATTGGGCGCAGGTCGTTCTTCAAAAAGTACAAGCATTTGCTTAGCCAGGAACAGCGGGCAGCATTCTCAGAGGAGGTTGGGCAGGGTGAGTGAGGATACCGAGAGGAAGCCGCTGGAGGAGTATATCAGTGCCATTCTCAACTTGGACGAAACGGAGCGCAAGGCCAGATGGCTCAAGGGCGACATTCTTATCAAAGCCAAGGCCGATTATCCTGGTAAGGGGTTTGCCAGGACGATGGGGGCTGAGTTGGGGTATACGGCCCGGTACATTCACGAACTGGTGAAAGTGGCAGCTACTTTTGGGGAAGAGTTGCGGGATTTCAATTACCCGTGGGAGTTGTACCGGGTATGTGCCAGGACACAGGCTCCGCAGATGTGGTTGGATCGTTCGGTTAGCAACCAGTGGAGCGTCCGGCAGTTGAGACAAGAGATCCTTAAGGCCAAAGACACGGGGGATGAAGCGGCCAGGATTCGGGCCAGGGGCGAACGGTTGTTCCGCACTGTCAGTGAGTTTATCCAGGAGGAGATCCAAGCCAAGGCTGCCCAGGTCGAGCAGGCCAAAAGGTTGTGGCTGGCCTTGGGTGAGTACTTGGAGCAGCAAGGGGCCATCGAGAGAGAGAAAGATACGGCCTAGTTAATCGGTGCAAGTGGTGACGGGGCCAACCTCTGAGGGGAGGGCTTTGAGTTGCCACAGGGACATAAACGCAAAAAATTGACTATTGAGGAGCAGAATTACCGCTGCGTAGAAGCCTTGCTTTATAACTATCACGCCATCAAGCGGGAGTTGGCGTGGTTGCAAGATGATATCCGGGGGATCGGCGCGGTCAAGTATTCGCTTGAGCCAACCGGAACGGATGTGGGTGATCCGACTTTCCAGAGAGTTGCCAAGCTGGAGACGCTGGCAATTCTGGAGTCGGCCCGCAGGATTGAGGCCGTGGAGTATGTTCTGGAAAGGCTGGGTGAGAGTGAGTTTCGGTTGGTGCAGCTGTGGTACTGGAAATTGGAGAGGGATGTGGAGTATATCGCCAGGGAGTGCCATATCTCGAAACGCACTTGTTATGACTACAGGACGAAGATTGTCAGAGAGATTGCGAGGCGATTGGGATGGCCGGTATAGACAGCCAGGAACGGCTTAAGCAGTGGCCGCCGGTGATGGTGGGGGATTATGTTGAGGTGCATCACCGACCGGAGTTTGGTACTGGTTCGCCCCGTGTCAAGCGGGGCAAGGTGGAAGTTGTCAACAAAAGGTTTATCGTTTGCCGATCTGCTAAGGGGTATGCATTTACGGTGAGTCTTGGCGAGTGGTTCTGTGGAGATTCCAAGATCATTATCTTAAAGCGGAGCCGAGGCTCACAGGATCTGGTTGCTCGGGCTGAGGAGCCGAAGAAGGTGGGGTTGTTCGATCTATCGTTGTTGCCCACCTTCAGAGAGTACCGGGAAAGGATGGATCAGCTTGGTGAAGAGTGTGTCGGCGCGGAAACGGTCGGCCCCGCCCGTCATCGGAGAGCTAGGGCCTAACAGAGAATACAGGTTCACTGTTTATGGAGAGCCGGTTGGTCAGGAAAGGGCCAGGAAAGCGACTCTCCGCAATGGTCGGGTGATCTATTACACTCCGAGCAATACGGTTAATTGGCAGGAGAGAATCAATTGGGTGGCCCAGCAGATCAGGCAGGAGATGGGGATGGCTGGGAAGCTGTTAGACGGGCCGTTGGTGTTGCAGGCCACTTTTTTCCGGCTGCGGCCCAAGAGTCTGCCCAAGCGGGTGTTATTCCCGCTTACCAAGCCTGATTGGGACAATTTAGGGAAGGCGGTTACCGATGCCTTAGAGCAAGTCCTGTACACCAATGATTCCCGGATCGTGGATGCTGTTGTGCGGAAGCGGTTTGGAGAACCCAGAGTGGAGATCGTGATCCGGGAAGCTGTGGAGGCTGACCTATGATCAGGTGGGCAAGGGGGCCAGCGGTACCGTGGACGAGGTTTGACACCTTCTGCTTGATCGTGGTGATTGTGACGGTGGTCTGGGTAGCACACGGACAGGCTCAAGCTCCAGAAATTCAGACTGGGGTGGGGGACATCCGGGCCGTGGACAGGATTGCCCCAGAGCGCCGGATAGATGACAGCAAGGGTAAAGGTATGCCGGAACAGGTAGAACGGGCTTGCAGGGAGCAGCAGGTGGCTTTGCCGAACCGTGGCGTGGTTCACCAGAGGGCGATGTTGGCAACCGCATATTGTTACACGGGGTTTAAGACGAAGTGCGGGACAGAACCCAGGCCCGGAACGATCTCTGTAGATCCGAAAGTGATTCCGTTAGGGACATCACTTTATGTTGAGGGGTACGGATATGGGGTGGCTCTGGATACTGGCGGGGACATCAAAGGAGACCGTTTGGATGTGTATTTCGAGACCAGGGATGAGGCGTTGATGTGGGGAGTCAGGCCGGTGATGGTTTACATCTTGGAGTGAGGGAGTGTGAAATGTTGGAGCTTCGGATCTTGCCGAGTGAAGAGAAGCGGTTGGCTGCGGCTATCGCTTTGCAGGCGTGGCGCGATCTTAGGGCCTCGAGAAAGATCATTAGGCGGATCAGGGATTGGGAACAGAAAATGGATAGAGCCTGGATGGCTGGCGATATGGCAAGGCTCAATGATTTCCGGCTCAAAATCAAGAGAGCGATTCAGCAGCTACAAGAGATCGATTCGTTGTCGGTAGTGATCTATTTCCAGGATCGATTGTGGTTTATGACGGCGGCTGCTTTGGGAATGCGCGAGGATGCGCTTGACGCCAAGTTTAGCGGTTATTTGGAAGAGGTGAAGAGATTTTGGAGACTCAACATGCAGCTGTTGCGCCAGGTTGTGTGAGGCCGCCCAGGATAGCTATCGCGGGAACCCATTGCACAGGCAAGACAACCTTGGCTAATCGGTTGGCTGAAGAGCTTGGCTTGGCCCTGATTGTGGAGCAGGCTCGACAAGCGGCTAAGGTTTTGGGAATTGAGAATGTGGCTCAGGTGGTAAGGGATCGGGAATGCGCAATGAGGTTTCAGTGGAAAGCCTTGGCGATGCAGATTGCTGCGGAGGACATGTTGCAGCAAGCCGGGTTTGTTTCGGATCGGGCAACCCTGGATTATCTGGCTTATTTCGAGCTTTACCGGGTAGCTCCATTAGGATCTAAGGATCACGCCCGCTATCGGGATCTGGCTATCGGTAAGGCCAAGACCCATTATGATCTGGTGGTCTATCTGCCCATTGAATTTGAAGCCGAGGAAGATGGGTTCCGTGATTGTTGCCCGGTGTGTCGGGGTCGGATTGCCGAATTGATTGAGGATAACCTGCTCTATGTGCCGCACGTTAGGGTGTCTGGCCCGATTGAGGACAGGGTGGCTGCCGTAGTCGGGACGATCCAGTACATCCAGCAAGGGGGCAAGACGGCGTAATGGATACGAGAAACCTTACCAGGGAGCAGGCTATTGGGGTGACAATGTTCTACCAGTCCCTTCTCAGGCTGGGGGGATGGCAGATTGTTATTGATATGGTTCGCCCACGGAATCAGGATAATCGGGAATCCAATGGGGACATTTGGTACCGGACGCCTAGCCGCAAAGTAAGGCTGAGGCCGGTTGATCCCAATGAGGTGGGCGAGAGTCGCCGGGGCGAGATGGATATGGAGTACATAATCGTTCACGAGTTGTTGCACCTGCATATCGCTCCGATGTGGGAGATCGTCAAGCAGGTCACAAATGGGATGTCGGACGAGGCGCGGCGTACCATTGGGTCTTTGTTTGAGGATGCCGAAGAACAGGCTTGCACGGCCATCGGTGAAGCCATTGTTGCTTTGAGGCGGGGAGATGCTGTGATGGCTTTTGCGGACGGGGCGGTGGATTTAGGTAACTCAAAGATACCGCCATCGGTTAAATGAGAGGAGTATCGGGAGAGATGGATCGCAGGGAACTGGCAATGACAGACATTCACGGGGATTTGGACAACCTGGTCGCGGGGTTGAGGAAGGCCCGGTTTAGACCGGGGGTTGATTGGTTGACCTTCCTTGGTGATTATGGGGATCGCGGCCCGAACACCAAGGGGGTCTACGAACTGGTGATGGAGCTATCCAAGATCAGTGGAGTTCAGGCATTGCGGGGCAATCATGATGACGACCTTTTGATGGCGGCTTTGGGGGATTTAGATCGGTTTGAGTTGTGGATCTACAACGGCGGAGGCGCGACATTGATGAGCTACGGTTGCCCCTGGAATAAGGTCTGGGAACCGGAGTCCGTCAACAGGTATATCCCCAAAGAGGTGCTACGGTGGATTGAGAGCCTGCCTCTTTACCGGGAAACGGAGAAGCACATCTATTGTCACGCAGGGGTGGAGCCGGGAGTGCCGGTGGTAATGGCCGAGCAGAGGCCCGGAATACTCTTGCACATTCGGGAGGCATTCATCAATTCAGAGGTAATCACGGATAAGACAGTCGTATTTGGGCATACGCCTACACCATTGATCCATGGTCGGGCCAGGGTGTGGCAGGAAGGGAACAAGGTCGGGATCGATTGCGGGGCGTTCTTCTCGGGAGTCCAGGCTGTATATGTTTATCCGGGCAAGCCGGTTTATGTGGGCCGGTTTGAGGGGGATCTGGAATACGGTGTTTCCTACTATGGCGGGAGGACGATTCGGGAGAAGGAGAGCGCAAGATGTTCGGGATCTTGAATGACGAAGAGATTAGAGCTTTTGGTGGTTAATAGGAAGGGGGTGCGGGTGTTGGGTTTGGATCTGGCTGAGAGAAAGAGACGCTATGAGAAGAAGAAGCGACAGATGATACGGGCGTTTCGGACGGATCAGCTATTCTGGCACCGCGAGTTCCAGGAGTACCTTCGGGAGTGCGCCCAGGAGTTCGCTTACGTGATGATGGGCACCAGGGCACCGAGATCTTGGATTGTTGATTTCTTTAATGCCAGGGTAAAGAAGCATAAATACGTTGAAAAGCCGGAGATAGTGGCCCCGAAAGGGGAGCTTGTCGGAATCGGGGACGTGTGGGATCGCCTCCGGGTCGAGCTTATTCCTTATGTTGAGTGCGGGAATCTCAAAGATCTCCGCATTGACAGCTTTGAAATCGGTTTGGTGTGGGAGATCCCTAGAAGCTGCCGCAGGCCATTGATGGCTTGGGATATCCGCACGTTTGGGGAATTGTTGCAGATGTCGGGCGAGGATCTCCTTAAGGTCAGAAAGATCACCCCGGAGATCATCTGGGAGATGGTGGTCACTCTATCTGCAATGTTGGGCCGTTTGCGGGTACAGCTGGTTAAGGATGATCTATGCCGGGAGCAGGTCACACATTAGAGAGAGAAAGTCAGAAAGGTGCAAGCAGGATAGGGTTCGCAGCTTCGTCTCAGCAAGTTTTATTCAGGGGGAATAAGCGTGGAATGGTTCAGGGACGAGTCGAAGGATGCGCCAAAGATGCAGATGACGCTATGTGCGTCCGGGGTTTTATTTAACGGGCCAGCGGCTCAGTACATAGCTAAAAATGGGATGGTAAAAATAGCATTAGCTGAGGGCCAGGTTATTGTTAAGCCTGTGGTCGGAGATCCAAAGAGTGATCCTGAGATCGTCAGGGTTATTAAGCGATGATGATCCTCTGGTGTCGGCGGTCAAGGAAATATTAGGTCTTCCCCAGGATTGTGAGGTGCTGGGATGGCACGAGCCGGATACGGAATATCCGTTCCCTTCGGTAAGGGTCAGGACAAGCTGGGGTGATGTTGTACGGATGCCAGATCACGGTGATCCCAGGACACCAAAGATGTTGCGGAGATATGGGATGAAGCTGGATAAGGAAGAGAGGGCTGTGGCCCCGATGTGGAAGGGGCCGCAGTACCGGAAGGGGGATCGGGCGAAGTGTTTTGTGCGTTAGAAAGGGAGATCCAGGCGGAAAGACGGAGAAGGCAGAAAGCGCGTAGGATCTGGAGCTATGTGGCCTGGTTTGCGGGTGGGGTAGCGATCGGGCATCTGGTTTCCAGATGCCTTGCGCTTTAGTCTGGGGGTGAGGTCGTGATTTTCTTGGATTCTGTGGGTGAAAAAGTATTCGACGATTCTGGCTGATCCTTCGTGGCAGTTTAACAATTGAACTGGGAAGGTCGCCCCGGAGCATCAACGGCTTTATCGATATCAAACAATGACTTTTGATGAGATTATGGCCTTACCGGTTCAATCAATTGCTCGTGAGCAAAGTCACCTTTACCTGTGGGTCCCGAACGCTCTCTTATCGGCCAACATTCCATCCTGTGTGCCTTATTAGCTCGGAGACGGAACCTGGGGCCAAGGATTGAACTTCTGACTCTCTTGCACGATGCTGCTGGTTCTCGTGGGCCCTGGATGAGTGGCACCAGGCATCTGTTTCTGGTCGCACAGGCCGGGCGGTGGATGTACTGGTGGATTTGGCGGGGTTTGTGGTTTTGGCCTTTTTCTTTTCTAAAAAGCAAAAACCTGCAGGCGTAGAGGAGGCTTTTTATGCACGTTTTTGTTACCGGCGGGGCGGGCTATATCGGCAGTCACACTGTGAAAGAACTCCTTCAGGCGGGTTATAAGGTGACGGTGCTGGACAACCTCTCCCGGGGGCACCGGGGAGTAGCGCAGGTGCTTGAGGGGGCAGAGTTTGTCTGGGGAGACATTGCGGATCGGGAGCTGGTAGGCGGGCTACTGCGCTCCTGCGGCGTCCGGGCAGTACTCCACTTTGCGGCGTTGAGCCTGGTGGGAGAGTCGGTGGCTGACCCGGCGCTTTATTACCGGAACAACGTGGTAAAGGGGCTGGCGCTGCTGGAAGCGGTGCAGGAAGCGGGTGTCCCGTATTTTATCTTTTCTTCGACCGCCGCAGTTTACGGCGAGCCGGTGCGGGTACCTATCGAGGAAGACCATCCCCTTACCCCCACCAACCCATACGGGGCGACCAAGCTGGCCTTTGAAGAGGCGCTGCGCTGGTATGGCGCCGCTTACGGCCTGAAGTACATCGCGCTCCGGTATTTCAATGCCGCCGGTGCCGATCCGGCAGGGGATCTCGGCGAGGACCACAGGCCGGAAACCCATCTCATCCCCCTGGTGTTGCAGGCAGCCTTGGGATTGCAACCGGGGATCACCATTTTTGGTACGGACTACCCCACGCCGGACGGAACCTGTATCCGGGATTACGTTCACGTCTCGGATCTGGCCGAGGCGCATGTTCTGGCCCTGCGTGCCCTGGATGGCGGTCATCCTTCGGGGGCATATAACCTGGGCAACGAGCGGGGGCACTCGGTACGGGAGGTAATCGATACGGCCCGGAGAGTGACCGGCTGCGACATACCGGTAGAAACAGGTTTTCGGAGAGAGGGCGATCCGACCGCGCTGGTCGCCGGTTCGCATAAGATCCAGCGGCAACTGGGCTGGGCGCCGCGCTACGGGGACCTGGAGACCATCATCCGCACGGCCTGGGAATGGCATGTGCGCCACCTGGAGGGGTACGGGGAATTCTGACAATGCGGGCTACAGAGGCCAGGGAGATCAAGGTTAATGGCAAAGAGTGGCGGCAGCCTTTCCCACCCACGGATGAGGTTCGGATCTGCCCGTGCTTGCCATTCGCTGATATTCGGGATTTGTTTCTGGGGATGTTCCAGAGATTGATCAAATGGGAGAGAGAGCAGCAGGGAATCCAGGCAACGCTGCCTGCATCGAACCGTAGCGCAGCAGTTGGAGAATAATCACCAATAGGTGAATTTAACGCTTTACTAATTCACCATATGGTGATAACGTAGATGTAGGGATGAAACCGGAAGCGATATTTAAAGGCAATACGGACGGAGAGGAGAGGTAGCTATGAAGTATGGCCAGGAGCTATTGGTGGCCCTGGAACAGGAACTCCAGGAGCTAAAGGCGCGGAACGACGACCGGTTCAACCGGGTGGTCAATGGCGACGTAGAGTTGAGCGATTGTTTCGTTAGCACATGGGCCGGAGGGCTTAGCCAGCAACTGCTGGAGACTAAGGTCGAAATCCTCCGGAACGGGGGAGTAGCCGAGTTTGACGAACTGGTTTACCTCGACGGCACGCCTACAAATGCCAGGCTGGTTTTCACCCGGTACGGCTCCAGGTACCTGGTAAAGCGCCCGGACGGAACAGAGGAATGGGTTAACCCTTACGTTTCGGAGAAAACCCTGGCCAAAAGGGGCTATAAGCTTGAAACCGTACTACGCCCGGCATGGGCGAAAATTAGCGGGAACGGCGGACGTGGTCTCGCTGGCGCAATGAGCTGCCACGTAGACGTGTTCCCTAGCCGGGTCAATTACTGGACGGGTGAGCAAGGGTGAGCAAGTGGGTTAAAAGTAATAATGCTGCGCCGCGCGGGATGGAAGGGCGGGCTGTCTAGAATGTCGGCGAGGTGGCCCCGCTGGACCCGCCGGCGGGGCTTATCGGCGGCGCAGCAGTAAATGTGGGGGCGGAGGCGCGTGCGGCACGTGCACCATATGGGCGCTTGGGCTAAGTGCAGGCCCTAAACCGCCCCCACCAATTTATATGACCATCGAGGAGGTACGGATAGGGAATGATAAACATGGCGTTAACCAAATATGAGGCGCTGCTCTTGCTTACCCTGGAAGAATTGCAGGCACTAAGAAATACGTTGCCGCCGGATGAAGTTGCCTGCCAGTTGCCAATAGGTGAGACACGAAAGCTGTGGGCGCAAGTTACAAACGCAATTAGCACCAAAATGGCCGATGCAAAGCACGAGCAAGTACTGCGTCGCATGGGGAAGAAGGGATCGCGGACTGATGGTATGACCAATGTGGTTAGACATCCCAATCGCAGGTGGTGCCCTACAAAGAAAAGTTTGAGATAGGACTGAACGGTAGCGTGATAGTAAGTATGGGGCTGGGGCGGCGTGGTGGGACACGCGGGAGGTGCGGGAACAAGCGCACATGGAAGCTCCGCCTGCAGGCACAATCACAGAGGCGCACCTGCAGGAAGCCGGTTCGAATCCGGCCCCCAGCCTGATTAACTTTTAAGGAGGGGCACCCTGATGGAAAAGTACAAACAGAAACCCGTAACCCAAAATGAGAGCGGGAGTGGGTATTGTGTTCTGGAACGAGTGGTGGTGGCGGCACAAGAAGTCCTCACCAGTGTTGACGAGTTGATTGCCAATTCTCAGGGTGTCTACGGGCTACACCTAAACGGTGATCTTGCGCCGTGGTCGGATTTACTTGCAGGTGGGCGTTTCGGAGAATGGCTTGAGCCGCTTGAAAAGCTTCGAGCTGCCCTCGACCGATTGTTAGGTAAAGATGTAACCAGGATCTCTGGCAGCAAACAGTAAAACCTGCACAAAGACTGCACAAAACGGGGTTTTTGTAGTGGTATAATATTACTGTGGGGTGAGAGTCCCAGATGAGAATTTACGTTCACCCGATGCTTTCGAACACCCGGAACCTCGCAGGGGATTCCGGGTTTACTATTCCTGTGAGCCTGATGCGGGCTTTCCCGGATTGGCGGTTTTATTTTGGAATGCCGATTGAGTGGCCCAGGCTGGAGAGAGCTTTGAAGGTTCTCCAGGAGATGCCGAATGTGACGGTGGTGCCGCAAAGGTATTATGGCACCAACCGGAACCTCAACAATTGGCAGCTTGATTTCGAGGGCTTGGACCGGTTTCGGCCTTGCTTGCGGTCGGTCGATGTCGATTGTGCATGGTTCTTTGTCCCGGAGTTGGTTCCAGCGTGGAAGGCTTTGTTGCGGCACGGGTATCCAGATGTCTCCGGGGGCCAGGGGTTGGCTCCGGTGGTTACGACATGTTTCAATGGGCTGAGGGAAGAGAGACACAAGAATGATTTTATCCCGACCACGGTGTTGGGACAAGCTATCGGGTTCTTCGCCAGTGATGAGATCTTGTGGGAGTGTCCGTGGATTATGGAACATTCCCTTGCTATCTTCTCCACCATTTTGAATCAGAAGGCTTTGGGGGAGATTCAGAGAAAGAGCATGCCGACCGGACAGCCCATTATGGTTGAGGAATATGCGTTCCCCATTGAGAAGAATGAAAAGTTTACCATCGCCCTCAACCATAAGCTGATTGAACAGAAGGGTGTCCGAGAAACGTTCGAGGTTTACGACCGGCTTTGGATGCTGGGGTATGAGTTCGAGGTCTGGATCTGGGATACGTCAGGCAGGGGGTACAGGGTTGGGGGGCGGCCTTATGCCGTAAATAAGGGCGGGGTGTCGCGGGAGCAGTACCTTCGGGATCTCAGTCGCTGCCACGTCTTGGTAAGCCATTCTCGGTGGGATGCGTTCGGACGGTCGTATTTGGACTGTATGATGTTGGAGATGCCGTTCTTGTGTCGGAAGGAACTCGTGTTTCCTTTTATGGTCGGGCCGGATTATGAGTGGCATTTCGAGGATAACGACCAGTGCCTTGCGTACCTGAAGCATTTTATGGAGCATCGGGATGAGGCCAGGGTTGTCGGGCGCAGGCTGCGGCAGTATGTGTCGGAGAGGTTTGATCTCCCGGTGATCGCCGGGATCTGGCGGGCCAAGACTGAGGGCTTGGTGCAGCGGAATTGGCTCAGGTGCAGGCCAAGCCCGGATCGGGAGCATAAGATCTTGGAGGTCGCCAAGTACCTCTATGAGAAAATCGGGCCGTTTACCAAGGTTGACCTGGAAAGGGAGGTCAAAAGGCTTTATGGTCACGGCTTGAGTGATCCACCGCAGGGGCATCCGGTTAAGACGAGGCAGGCCTTGCTGAAAGGCGGCTGGAAGGACGACTACACCAGGGATGAGGCAACATATAGTCCGGGGGGATATGATGGGCAAGCAGGGGCAAGCAGCGGCCTCGTCGCCGGTACCGGTGAAGATCCAGATGGTGCCGGTGGACTTGATCGATTACAATCAGTGGAATGCTAACAAGATGCCTGCCGCCAGATATAGGCGGCTGGTGGAGCAGATCAAGAAGAAAGGGATGCTGTCAGCGGTTCTCTTGCGTGAGCAGGGGAGCCGTTTTCTGTGTATTGACGGTGAGCATCGGGTGATGGCCGCCAAGGACGCTTCGTTGACAGAGATCCCGGCAGTGGTCATCCAGCAGGATCTCCCGAAACACCAGATGATCGAACTTACCCTGTTGATGAATTCATTGAAGGGTGATTGGGATCTGGATCGGTTGAAGGAGAATGTGGCGGAGATTATGCAGGCTAGGGATCGGGAAGCGTTGGTGGCCGAGATCGGGGGCTTGGATAAGCGGATCGATGCGGCGGTGAAGAGTGTTGCTGGCGAGACCGCCCAGGCCGAGCAGGAGAAGAAGGAACTGGCCCAGGAGATGCGGCTTCAGGAGAAGGTCAACAAGCTGCTCCGGGCGGCTCTGATCGAGGGTAACGGTTCCATCCAGAGAGGGTATTTCATCATTCTGGATCGGGAGACGGGCAAAGAGATGGTGATCCTGTTCCCGAAGCAAGTGCAGACGGTAAGAGATTGGCTTGTCAGTGAGGCTGATGATTTGCCGGACAAGAACCTAGCAGAAGCCTTGGAACGTGTGGCTTTGCGTTCGCTGCCGCCAGAGAGTGTTGAGAATTAGACTTCTCTAACTGGGGGAGTCGATAAGCAAGAGGTAAAGGTGATTCGAGTGGGCAAAAGCAGTAAGCAGCAGGCGGGGCAGGGGAGAAGGGGGCCGGTGCCTGGGATGTCTCGGGATGAACGTGATGCACGCGACCGAGAGATCCAGCGCCTCCGGGCAAAAGGGTATGCCATTCCGGATTTGGCTGTAGCGTATGGTCTTTCGGAGAGGCAGATCCGCGACATTCTCAAGTCCGTTGCCAAGAGGCAAGGGAAGGAGATGATGAGCGCAGGCCCGGAGACTCTGCTTGCTGAGATCGCAGCGGGGTACGACGAAGATATCCGGGAGTTGTCGGCCCTTATCAATAGCAACAATCACCCCAACATCAAGCTGGGGGCATTGAAGGCCAGGGTACAGGCCAGGAGTGCTTGGGTGGCAGTGATTCAGTCTCTGGGATTCCTGCCGGTGGCTGACCAGGGCAACCCGTCTGAGCGTATCGTCATTGAGAGGTGGCATCCGCAGGATGGTTGCACCGCTAGTCAGGTTCAGGAAGGTCAACGTCAAACCGGGAACGTTACAATTTTGGGCGGGGCAGGGGAAGCCGGGCCGGAGCGTCCATCGCATTGAATATAACCCTAACCCAGGCCAGTATCATTTCCATTTATCGCGTGCCAAGTTCCGGCTGGCTTTGGCTGGAATCGGCTCTGGCAAAACAGGGGCAGGAGCCAATGAAGCGATATGGATGGCAACCGATCCAACGTGGTGTGCCAGGTTTGGGATCCCGTGGCCGAACCACGGCTGGATCGTGGCAAGGGATTACCCATTGCTTAAGACGGCAATGTGGGAGTTCTTCAAGTGGCTGCCGCCTCAGCTTAAGCTATCGTGGAAGGAAACCCAAAAGGAGCTACATCTCCCAGGGGGCAGCCTGATCGAGTTCAAGTCCGCCAGTGATCCCGACAGCCTTCGGGCGGGTAATATCCATTGGTTTTGGCTGGATGAGCCTGCATTGCTGAAGAGGGAGTCTTACATTAACCTTGAGGCACGTGCCAGACGTTTGGGTGGTATCGGGTGGATGACCGGGACACCTAAGGGAATGAACTGGCTTCATGATGATGTCTATCAAGCAGCTCTGCAGGGTGATCCAGAGTTTGCGGTGATCCATTACACGACCAAGTATGCAGGGATCACGCCTGAGAAAGAGATTGAGAAGGCCCGGTCAAGGTATTCCAGGGAATACTTCCTCCAGGAGTATGAGGCCAGGTTCCAGACCTTCAGCGGACGTGTGTATGGGGACTTTTTGGAAGAGTCGCACACTGACTTCTTGGAGTATAATCCCAACTGGCCTTTGTATTGTTGCTTCGACTTCGGCTTCACGAATCCTTATGTGTGTCTCTGGGTGCAGATTGATCCGATGGATCGGGTGCATATCATTGATGAGTATTATGAGACGGGCCGAACATCGAAGGAGAACGCTGAGGCTGTGGCCGCTTACCACAAGGAGAGGGGATACGGCAGGATCACCGATGCTTTTGCTGATCCAGAGGGGCCGGGAGAGAGGAAGGATCTGGCCCTGGTCGGTATCCCGACCAAGGCCAAGCCGCACGAAGTAACAGATGGCTTGGAGCAGGTGCGTAGAGTGTTGAAGGTCAGGGATGATGGCAGCCCTGGCCTTCTTGTTGATAGGCGCAGGTGCCGGAATACCATTATGGAGTTCAATTCGTACCGGTACCCGGAGGGCCGGGACAAGACCAACCCGGCAGAGAAGCCGATCAAGAAGTTTGACCATTCGATGGATGCTTTACGGCATCTGGTGGTTAACCTGCTTGCGGTGGAGAGAGTGACTAAGCAGACGGCCAGGGTGCTGTCGGGCGTCAGGTTTTATTAGTGGGCCAGGGATGGTGGAGTATGGTGGAGTGGCGAGAGTTAACAGAGTGGGTGGTCAAAGCGTTAGTGATCGGGGTCATTGCCTGGCACGGGCTGACCATCAAGATCGGGGAAGTCTTCATTTTTCAGATCTATCCTGCCAAGCGATTCTTCCGTTGAGTTCCGTTGGGTGAGGGGTGTGATCATGAATGCAACGCAGATCAGTAGGCTATTGGGTTCGCAGAGCCAGCAGAGCCATTGGAGAAATATCAAAGTTGGTGGCTAAAACCGGGGTCAGTATTGGCTCAAGTAACAATGTTTACGCCCTCAATTCAACAGACCGGATGGATTATGAGTTGGCCCGGAAGATCTACCGGAACATTCACAAGGATTACAAGCTGGGGGCGCACTTCGCCCGCCCGGTTATTGATACTTGCGTCGGGTTTATGGGGGTGCCTTCAGTCAAGTCGGCAGACAGGGAAGCGCAGCCTGTATTGGATGAGCATTTCGACAGGTGGAGCAGTGTCTTAGTGAGGGGACATCGCAACGCTTTTCGGGATGGTGACCAGTTCTTCCGGTTGGCGGTCAGGGATGAGGATGACGTCCTCTATAAGAACAAGGAAAAAGGGTTCGGTATTGACCTGATTCCGATCCCGCCGGAGAGAGTGAAGAGGATCGAGACAGATCCAGAGACAGGGCGTGTGCAGGCGTATCTTCTCCAGTACACCTGTACTTGGGGCGAGAATGACAGGAACAAGTACACGATTACTGAGAAGATCGAGAAGGACAAGATCATCAAGACATATGCGGGTGATCTGCCGCCTGATTTAGGCCTGAAGAACATCGAAGAGCCGAACAAGTGGGGCTTTATCCCGATCATCCATTTCAAGAATGAGGCTGAGGATAATGAGGTCTGGGGCCGTTCGGATCTGGAGCCGGTTGAGCCGCTGATGAAGGCGTATCATGATGTCCTTCTCCAGGCGATTTCCGGCAGCAAGATGCACAGCACGCCCAAGGTCAAGTTCAAGGTGTCGGACTACAAGGACTTCATTCTCCGTAACTTCGGAGTGGACATTGATGCTATCGCCCCAGGGGAAGAGGTCAAGATCTCTTTCGATAATCGGGACGTGATCTTTGTTCATGACGATGAGGATGTGGAGTACCTGTCGGTGTCCTCTCCTTTGGGCGGGGCCGATGTCTTGTTGAAGTTCATCTACTGGTGCATTGTGGATGTGTCGGGCACGCCTGAGTTCGTATTCGGCACGGCAGTCAGTAGCAGTAAGGCCAGCGTGTCTGAGCAGATGATTCCCCTGATCAGGAAGATCAAGCGGAAGCGGTCGATGTTCGAGGAGTCATACCTGATGATGGCCCGGATGCTGCTGGCAATGTGGGAGAAGGCCAATGGGCGCAATACCATCCAGACCTACAACACTTGGCTGGATTGGGAAGAGATCGTACCCAAGGATGAGGAGAAGATCGCTACCGTCATCGAGAAGCTGGTTAACGCATTCGCCAAGGCCGTCGAAACTCGCTTAATGTCGCTGGAAGCAGCGGCCAGCTACCTTGTTGATTTCGTTCCTACGATGATGCGGTGGGCGGGAGAGGATGAAGAGGAGCCAGGAGAGCGAGAGAGGATTATCCGGGATGCTGTTCTGGCAGCTAGGCTGGGCGATGCTGAGGATTTAAGTGATGCCTTCAAGGTTGAGATTGAGAAGGCAATGGGGAAGGCACTGGGCGGGAAGCAGGTGGCTTAGTTGAGGGGTGAGGGGCTTGGCTTGGACGTGGGAACAGTACCAGAAGGAGAAAGCCGAGCTTGAAACCCAATGGGATGCCAAGCTAAAGAGGGTCGCTGACCTTTGCGATAACGCCACGGAATGGGCTGACATCGAAAGGTATTACAACCAGTGGGCCAAGGCCAAAGAAGAGAAAGCTGCTGCCTTAGCTGCGTTGGATGCCAAGGCTAAGGCAGCAGGACTCTTGCCGCAGATGACGCAGACCGAGTTTGAGGAAAAGGTCAAGCTCCTCCGGGATTGGAAGCTCGAGAAGGAGCAGGCCATTGTCGCGGCTCTGAATAGTAAGCAGATCACCAGCAAGCAGTATTTCAAGCTCAAGGACGAGATGCTGGAGACGTACAATCAGAAGATGCTACAGTTGTCTCAACAGTTCCAACACGCTTTGGCAGAGGCAGGGGATAAGGCTAAGGCGGTCGTGGCGCACCAGGCTCAGGCCGAGGCTACTAAGATCGCCAATGAGTTGGCGCAGTTGACTGCGGCTGAGGAACAGACAAAGAAGATCGTCCAGGCGGCGGGAGAGTTCAGGCAGAGGATTTTGGCGGCCCGCAATGAGTTTTTGGCTCTTAGGCTTCGGGCCGATCAGTCCATAAGGGACATATACATCAGTGCTTACAAGCAGGCCAAGAGCATTCTTTTAGAGATGATGCAAACGACGAAGGTACATCCAAAGCAGTATGAGGTATTTACCAACCGGTTCCAGATGCTCTTGGACGAGATGGTGTACCTGGGGGTGGATCTGGAGCAGACCTTCGGGGTTTATGCTAAGGATTCGGTTGGGTTGGGTCTTAAGGTTCACCAGGAGATTTTTGAGGACATCTGGCATACACTCCCGGACGAGGCAAAGGATTTGCTGCCGCCTGTCAAGGTGCAGGCCGCTTTCGGAGTTATTAACCGGCAGGCGGTGGAGGCGTATTGGGCCAGGGTCGGGAAGGATGGCTTATACGTTTCTGACCGGATCTGGCAGATTGCAGCAGAAACCAGAGCAGCAATGAAGGAGATCGTGGGCGTCGGGATTGCTTTGGGGATGGATGCAGTCAAGACCGCTAATGCTTTGGAAACCTATGTGTTGGGTGGATCTAAGACCTTCGCCCGCCAATACCCCAATATGATGATGAGGATGGCGGGCAGGCTTAAGGGTGGCACCTGCTATGAGGCTTTAAGGTTGGCACGGACGGAGATGGCGGCGGCGTTTGGAGAGGGTACAGTCTCGGGGGCCAAGTTCAGTCCGGCTTGTGAGGGGTTAAAGTGGACGCTGGGTACCACACACCCCAGACCGGACATCTGCAATGATTATGCGATGGGGGGGGATGGCGAAGGGGTCTATCAATGGTATGAGATCCCGGCTTTTCCGGCACACCCCAATTGTATTTGCCATTTGGTGCCGATTTATCGGCCTGCTGAGTTTCGGGCCAGTGTGGAGAAGTGGTTGGAAGATCCATCGTCCAATAGCAAGTTGGAAGAGTGGTACCAGGGGTATTTTTCGAAGTTACCGGAGACGCAGAAATGGGTCAGCAAGCTCCCGGACACTTTGGAGTTAAAGCCGGTGGCTGTGGTGGCTAATGCGGCGTCGGTTATCCCGCCTGTACCAGGGCAGCAGGTCAGGGCACCGATTATGCCCCCTGCCGAGGAATTGAAGTTGATCGGGGATGGCTCATACCTGGGCGGGGCGGGGCAGAAAACGATCTACCAGGGGGCAGATGGTCAGCAGTACATCTTTAAGCCTGCTGTCTCGAAGGGGTACCCGGCCAAGGCCGAACCGTTTCGGGCGGAGATCCAAGAGGCGGCCAGCAGGCTGGCGAACATCATCTTTGATGAGGATCAGTTCATCCCGGTCAAGGTGGTGGAGCTTGAGGGCAGGGTGGGCACCCTGCAACCTTTGGTCAAGGGTGTCCAGTATGATCTTAAGAGCTTGGGCAGGTACCCGGATGAGATCATCAGTAAGTTAACTAAGGACGACTTGGATCAGATTCTCAGGGAACATGTCTTGGATTGGTCGGTCGGGAATTTCGACAGTCACGCCGGGAACTTCCTGAAAATGTCGGATGGCCGGATCATCGGTGTCGATAAGGAACAGGCGTTCCGTTACATCAAAGATCCGGGCAGTCATAGGATGAGTTACACCTATCACCCCAATGCCACTTATGGGGAATGGGAGCCGATTTACAACACCATTTACCGTGCCTATGCTAAGGGAGAGATCGATCTAGATCTCCAGGCCATCCTCAAGCCGTTGAAGAGGATGGAGCAGTTGGGGGCCGAAGAAGTTGAAGCTCTCTTTATGCCTTATGCCAAAGCCTTAGCCAAGCAAATGCCTGGGGTTGACGCTAATGAGTTAATAGGGGCTATCCAGAACCGCTTAGGGAATTTGCGAGAAGAATACCGCAAGTTCTATCGGCAGTTGATTAGGGAGAGAGAGGGGCACAATGCCTCTCTCTTGTTTAAGTTCGCCGATGAGACAGAGTTGGAGTTCGGGCAGCGATGGGCCATTGAGGATATGACCGTCAAGCAGTTGAAGGAGTTGGCCGTCTATCAGGGGCAGATCCCGAAGTGGATGCTCAAGGAGATGTCCAAGGACGAACTAGTTGAGGCCATCTGCAATGATGCGGCCCGGAAGGAGATTCTGGAGAAGGTCAAGGCCAGGGCATATGCTAAGGCCAAAGAGTCCAGGGCGACCAAGAAGACAACCAAAGCCAAGGGCGTAGATGCTCCTGAGCCGATCCCGTCTCCGGCAGATATCGGGGGCCATCTGGATTTAGATCGGATCGAGGATGAGTTAAAGGAGATAAAGTTTCAGCGCAACCATATGGGTAAGGCGTTCAGGGGCGACGAGCAGATCCTTGAGGGTCAGGAATGGCGTATCCATTATGGTACCTTTGGAGGTAAGCCAGGATTCAGGGTTACCTTCAAGATAAGGGATAAGTACATCCAGGAGATGAAGGCGGGTCTTGAGGCCAGGGGCAGGGTCTACAGCCAATGGCGGTTCTGGTTCGGTAATGTCAGGGCGCAGCCAGTCGGCCCTGGGCAATACCGAACCATTGTTGAATTACAGACAGGGGGCGGCCCTGGCAGTTATTCTTATGCGGCCCACCATCGCAATGTGGTAATTGCAGACCCCAAAGGCCGGTGGGAGTTGAGGGCGTCCACGGGCACTGAGTTTCAGGTGCTCAGGGGCCAGATGGAGCTTGTCATCAAGACCGATGATATCAGGGATGCCGCCGAGTGGTTCCAGGAAGCTCTCCGGGAGTTGGAGTTCGACAAAATCTTGCTTGCTCCGGTACCGACCGAGGCCGAGATGATCCATAAGGCAATGCGTTATCTGTGGCAGGCAGATCCACGGAAGGCTGAGCGAATTGCCACAACCCATAAAGAGCTTTCCTGGGCTAAGCTGTCCAGCAACCTGAGCGTCCAGGATATGAAGGTTATTGAGTCGATGGTGGAGATGGAGATCATCCCCGGCCATCGTACTTGGGTGATCCCTGGACGGCATAAGGAATGGCAGGAGAAAGGAGCAATAGAGCTCTTCTCGGGTGTTGGCGGTGATGCCGAGGGTGTAGTCCGAATCTTCCAGACGGGGAACGGCCTTTCGCTGAGTGAGCGTATTATGCATGGGTGGGATTTTAATAAGGGACATAGCACTCATCAAGACATGTTTGATGGCGGGGCTGACTACATCTTCTTCCGGCTCACAACCAGGAAGGGCAAAGGTTTGGCCTATAGTGATTCCTATGCCGGTTCGGGCTACCGGCTGATGGTAGACCTGGAACAACTGGACAGAACGGATTGGTTTGCATACAATGGCGACAGGTTTGGGCGTACCAGGGGGCCGTTTTGGGATGATCGGCCTTCCGTTGAGGATTACGTAGCCAGTGAGCTTGACAACCCCAGGGAAAGCAATGAGATAATGTTCAGGGGCGGGGTGCCTCTACGGGCGGTGAAGCGGATCACCTGTGATTCATCGTTTATGAAGGACAATCTGATCAACGCTTTCAAGGCCGCAGGAATGCACCGGATTAATGGCATTCCGGTTGAGAAGTTTGTGGTGGTGAAACGGAAGTGGTAGACCCTAATGTCCTGTATGAGGTGGAAGGGGCTATTGAGTATGGAATCCCGGCAGTCGGGGTGAAGATTACAGAGGCCGCTCATCTGGTTGATCGCTGGGTGCAGGTAGCTTGGCACGATGGCAGCCGGGGCCATATCGTCGAGGGCCGGATGCTCTACGAGACTGCTGATGGATTTGTGTGGCAGGAAGAGAGCAAGTCGGAACCGGTGAACCGGTGGCGCAGGCTGATCTTTAAGAAGGTGCCGGATGATCAGGTGGTTAAAAGGTGGTCTAGCTGGTTTATTACGCCCAGGCCTGATTGGGTGATTGACAATGCCACGGCGGTTGAGTGCTTGACCCAATCTTTCCAGAGAGGCCCGTACTAGGCAGGTGAGAGTGATGGCTAAGGGTAACACTCAAGAGCAGGCGCAGAAGCCTGTTGCAGGGACAAGCAGGGGCCTTGCGGGGGCCAGATTGGAGATCAATCGGAGTCACGGAAAGTTGGTCGCCAGGGACAAGGCCACGGGCCAGTATCGGCCAAGCAGATGCAGATAAGGGGAGCAGGGCGGTTGCCGTAGTAGCAGCCGCCTTTACTTTTAAGGGAGAAGGTGCAAACGGTTGGCGCAACAGGAGCCGCTTCTCATTAAGTGTGAAAAGCCAAGTTGTCAGGCAGTGTTTACCCCGGAGCTTAGGGAGCGTAAGGGGTACATCTGGTTCAACTGTCCACAGTGTTTCGAGGAGTGCCCGGTCGGCCAGTTCACCGAAAGGGGCCGGGGGATTCGGCGGCAGATCTGGAAGCTGCAAAAGACGTATAACGAGCGGATCAGTGCCAAGGGTGATGTGGTAGTCGAGGCCAGGGAAAGGGAAAAGATCCTGGCTGAGATAGAGGAGCTACAGAAGCAGCTTAAGCAGGAATTCACCCCAATGTCTAAGGGAGGTGGTGGTCAGAGTGCCAGCGTTGAAGATCGGGAAGGGAAAGAGCAGTAAAGCGTGGGGCGATGTGGACAAGGGGGTCATCTGGGGGAAAATCAAGGCCGCCATCGAGGAGAAAGCTGAAAATGCTTTATCGGTGGCCCGCGAGGTCTATGCTGTCCTGAAGGTGGAGAGTGCTGCCGATTTGACGCAGGGGGATTGTTGGGGGCCGCACCATGAGATTCAGGAAGATGGAACTGTCGTTCTCAATGTATCCGGCTTGGAAGCGGCAGCCGCAGCCTTGGCAGGGGCCAGGAGTGAGCCGAGCCTGTCGGGTGAGCAGAAGATGAGCGCAGCCAAGCATCTTCTCCGGCATTACCGGGAGTTGGAGAAGGAACCACCGGAGAGCTTGTTGGATGCAGCCGGTGAGATGCGGGACGCCAATAAAGGCGTCTTTTTGCTTGCCAATCTGACAGGGGAGATGAGCGTCAATGATGTGCCTTTGGCTCCTGGTGTTGATGTGGCCGCCTTAAAGGCGGGCGACAGTGATCCGCTGGAGGTGGTCGTGGGCGTCCCGGTCGGGATGTCCAAGCGCGGGTGGTATTATCGGGCTGAAGCCTTAAAGGACATCGTTCAGCATGTGATGACTCACACGCTGTCAGGGTTTAGGGGGCACCAAAAGGCGGAAGACATCAATACTGAGTTCCGCGATCCGGTCACGCATTGGGTGGGTGCCAAGTTTGATCCCGACCGAGAGGTCAAGAACGAAAAGGGAGAGGTCGTCGGTAAGGGCGTGGCTTTCTTCCGTGGTGTTGTGGATCGGGTGGCCCCGGATCTCAAGCGGTGGATCAGAACCAACCGCATTAAGCAGGTATCCATATTCGGGTTCCCGAGGTTGCAGTCGGTGAATGGGGAAACCCACGTCACTGGCTACCGTCCTTTGTCTATCGATTGGACGCCGTTGGACAGGCCAGGGATGCCGACTTGGATCGCAGCAATCGGGGAGATGGACGCCATTGGCGGGGAATTTGCACCTGCGGGTGCTGTCCATACAAATTACAAAGGGGGCACAGGTGGAATGGATCTTCTGACTCAGCTTAAGGAAGCAATGGCGAAGGGCGAGATCAAGATCTCCCAACTGGCTGCTGTCCTGGGCTGGAAAGGCCCGCAGGTAGTTGGGGAAATTGATCCTGGCTTCGCGCAGGCTATTGAGGCTGACAGCAAGGCTGCCAAGGCATTCGGTGAGATCTGCACTGTTCTGGGTGTCCAGCAGGACAAAGCAGACAAAGCATTGGAAAGGGTCAAGGCTCTGATCACCACCGAGGGTGATTATAAGAAAGCGGCCCACGATGCTCTGGTTAAGGGCGTCTTGGAAGAGAAGGTGGCGGGCGAGATCCGGCCTCTTGTTTCCAGGATGCTGAATGTCCAGGTTGGGGCCAATAAGGCAGATGTCGAGAAGGCTGTTGGCGAGATCCTGGCTTCGGATGAAGTCAAGGGTGTCCTTGCCCGGATGTTTAAGGACGGAAGGATTCCCGACCCGAAGCAGAATAACAAGGGCAACAACGAGCCGCAGTTCACCAGAACCAGGCGGCAGGCCATCTAAGGGCTGCATCAAGCCGCTATAATTCTGATTAAGGAGGCACAGGACAGATGGGAAATACTCCGTATGTCCCGACTACAGTTTACAACGCTTACCGGGCTAAGGTCAGTGATGGTAAGTCCGTGCAGGTGACCGTCCCGCAGGGTACGACTATTGAAACCGGGAAGATCTATTTGCTGGACGGTTTTTTGGGGGCAGCGATGTCGAGTCTGACCACCGGCGCGGGTGAAACCGGCGAAGTGGCCCTCAATATTGAGCAGGCTGAGTACGAAACCGATCAGATCAATACTGGAGATGCTTTCGCCAAGGGCGATCTGATCTATTGGGATGCGGCCAACAATCGTTTCACCACCACCGCCGCCGGTAACCGTCCTGCCGGTAGGGTGACCGTCGCCAAGGACGCCAACAATGTCATCTGGTTCATCCTTGGGCCGCAGCCTGTGGCCAACGTGCCTGCTGTCTAATCTGAAGCATCGGTAATTCTGTATGGCGTGAGGAGCCATCTCTGTTAGGGGTGGCTCTTTGCATTTAAATTCGATGGAGGAGGTATCGGTCTACGATGGCGCAGCAGATTGTTTCGGTTGAAACCCTGTTGGCTCAGCGCAGGGCTGACCTGATGGGTAAGACTGTTAAGATCCCTGTGGGGTTCCTGTACCAGGGCAAACTCCACACTTTCGAGCGCGTTATTGTCAACGGCGAGATGGAAGTCCTGGACATCACCGCACCCCTTGGTGAAATGCTCACAAGCGACCAGGGGCGCAAGGAGTTACTCAAGAAAGTCGTCTTGGACGTCGAGATGGGCCGCGAGGAAGTTCCTCTCCTGTACGGCTCAATCTATGACCAACTCAGTGATCCCAACTTCCCGAAGGTGTTTGATGCCCCGTGGGTGCAGTACGGCGTGGTCGTATTCGCTGAGATCAAGGAAGGTAATGAAGTCAAGTTCGGCACTCTGCGGGCCGAGCAGGGGCCGACCGCCCGGATTGCTACCTATGCCGCAGGGTTTGAGTACACCGAAGAAATGGAGAAGTTCAACGAGAGCTTCAACATCACCATCCTCAACAAGGCATTCGGCGAAGCCTACAATGCTTTGCTCAACCATCTGCACCTTGGGCCGATCATCACTGCTACTTATGCGGCTGGCAACCAGACCGCAGCGCAGGGCGATGCTGGCGATCCTTTGACCTTGAAGGTCAAGAAAACGCTCCAGAAGGCTGTGGCCGACGCGGCCAAGGCTAAGCGGCCCGGCAGCGTTCTCCTGGCGAGCAGCGCCCGCAAGGTGGACATCGAACCGGCCCTTAAGGAGATGACCGTGGCTGGCACCAATTACGCGGCCATCGGTGAGATCCAGACTGTCATCTACTATGACGGCTGGGACATCCAGGTCGGGAAGAAGTCCTACAGCTACCCTGGTGTCGCCGATAACAAGGCTTACCTGATCCGTCCCAAGAAGGGTTTCAAAGAATTAATCAAACAAGACCTGTTGGTCGATGCCAACGACGGCGACCTGTCCCGTCTCGTGACGGCGCAACTCGTTGGTCGGGCTTACCGGGGCGTTTATGCGGCGATTGCCCAGAATGTCCAGGAGATCACGCTGCCGACCAGTTAAGTTGGGGGTGGGGTAATTGACCCCAACGGATGATCTGAGGACTTGGCTCCGGGCAGCGTTAAATGAAAAGATTCCGCAGGGTGGATCGGACGCTGATACCCGGTTCACCCCTGCGGAAATCGATTCGCTGTTATCGGATGCCAAGGACAAGTATGCGGCTGCATCGGACGGATGGCTGATGAAGGCTGGGATGTTGCAGCGCAAAATGAATGAGGCTCCTGCTACTCAGGGGTACAGTATCGGCAACGAGAGGTATGACCTCACCAAGCTCAAGGAAGAGGTGGAGATGTGCCTTAGTATGGCGCAGCATTACGCTAAGCTCTCTTCCAACAAGCGAGGGAGTGCCATTGTGAAGGTTGCCGTCCCGGTGGTGATTGATGACGATGAGTGATTTCACCATCCCGCCTGATAAATTACCAAAAGGTATGATGCCGCCTGCTCCTCCGTTCGGGGGGCAGGCCGCTTCGTCTTTGGAGCAGGTGGACATCTCCAAAATCAACTATGCTGGTCACATCCGGCGGGCTTTGGAGTCCCTGCCTTGTCTTAAGGTCGAGGTCGTGGAGATGTATGTGGCAGAGGTGCAGGGCCAGTGCCCTGCTGTCAAGCTGTCGCTAGTCATCAGGGGCCTTGATCTAGGCTTGGAAGGCGGTGGGGCAGTTGGTCAATCTGGATCTGATGAGGGCCAGGGCTAAGGAGTTGATCCAGGGCAACCCTACCCAGATCACCGTAACGCGGACTGATTTTGTAAGCGATGGGGCCGGGGGGTGGATTGAGCAACCATCCAGGCAGTTGGCTCCGCAGACTGTCCGACTGTTTCAGCTGAAGCCGAGCAGCCGGGATATCAGTGATGAGGGGGCCAGGGGTCAAGTTCATCGCTGGGGGTTGATTGGGGACCACACACTGGATCTCAAAAGGGGAGACACCTTTGATGTCGGGGATATGCTGTTTGTCGTGCAAGAGGTGATCCCTTCGCCAAGCCCAACCACGGTGGTCAGTGTCCAGGCCGAGTTATCCGTGGTGTTATCGGGAGTGAGTTAGATGGCTGACCAGGACGTAAACAAGGTTGTCACAAACTTCAAGGAATGGGCGACCCGGAGAGTGGCGGCGGCCCAAGCGGTAGGCGAAGCGTGGTCGGGGAAGATGGAACAGGCGGCAAAAGATCAGGCTCTTTGGGATGATCGCACCGGTCACGCCCGGCAGGGGCTGTTCGGCAGGTGCTTCATCCAGGGTGATGATCTGGTGATCATCCTGGCCCATTCGGTCGATTATGGCATCTTCTTAGAGTTGGCTAATGATGGGAAGTATGCTGTGGTTGATCCACTGGTAAAACATTATTCTCCGCAGATCTTCGCTGAGATGAAGGCCCTGTTCGCCGGGATGGGCACCAAGATTTAAGGGGTGATAATCTTGTCTTTACGCAGGGCAGCCATTGAGAGAATCAAGGCGGCTTTGCCGTCTGTCGGGGGCAGGGTCTATCAGGCGTTCTTAGCACCTGTTGATGCCGTAGCACCTTATGTAACCGTGAAGGTCGGGGACGAGAGGGGAGATGTCAATATTCCTTGGATCGGGTTCCCGGCAGTCGAGGTTCGTCTGTATGGCAAGCCCCTATCGTTCGTTTCTCTGGATGAGCTTGAAGGGCAAGTCATTCAAGCTCTCCAGGGCGTTCCAATAGCCGATCCTCAAACCGGCAGGGTCTATCAGCTTAGGTGGTTACCAGGGTTCGGGGATTTCAATGATCCGCAGAAGAATTTGATCGGGAAACTCGTCAGGTTCCAGGCGGTTCGGATTATGGAGCGTCCTAATATCGCATAGGGGGGGAAGAGGATGGCCGACCTCAACATCCAGCCTGTTACCATGGCTGGTTTGGCCCCGGCCTTTTCGGCTGCATCGGCTGGCGGTGACAAGTTCTCGAATGATGGGCGCACTATGCTGTACATCAAGAACGGCGGGGGCGCGTCCATCATTGTCACGATTGACTCCAGGGTGCAGTGCAATCAGGGTTTCGATCATAATATCCAGGTCACGGTTGCTGCCGGATCGGAGAAGATGATCGGCCCGTTTGAAAAGGCCCGTTTCAATGATGCCGATGGCAAGGTAGCGGTCGCTTACAGCGACGTTACCAGCGTCACAGTGGCCGCCATCAGGGCGTAAGGCGGGTAATCAGGAATAAGGGGGGATAATCCATGGCCCAGGCCAAGAAGGGTTATATCTATGGCGTGCTAGGGATGCTGATCACTCAACTCAATGCCGATGGCACTACACCTGCCGTTCCGACGAAAATCTGGGTGAACACGCCGACCAAGGTGGGTTTTTCGGCGTCGGTTGAAGAGGGTGAGAGTGCAACTCATCGGGGTGGCGACAGGGTTCTCTGCAAGATTGAAGAGCCGGATGTTGTTATCGGGATGGATCTGGACTTTACCGATGCCCGGTTCAATTTCGAGGCGCAGCAGCTAATGCTGGGGGGCTCTCTGATTACTGATGGCGGTGATACGGTGGGATGGACACCGCCCACGGTCGCTGAGCAGCAAACCAGCAGTCCGAGGTTCAAGGTTGAATTGTATGCCCAGAATTATGACGCAACCGGCACGCTGGACGGGTACATCAAGCACACTTTGGGGTTCTGTAAAGCGTCGATGGGTGATTTTGAGCATGCTGACCAGAGCTTTGCCACTCCGGGCGTAGTCATTAAAGGTCGGGAAAATCCAAGTGTTGTTGGCCCGGCTTGGGTGCCGCAGTTCGTGTCTACCCTGCCGCCCGAAGCGACAGGCTAAGTTGCTAATTGTCAAGGAAGGAGAGGTGACGGCCCTATGCCGATCATTCAGACCAAGAAAGGGATCTTGTTTGGGTGCCGGGGGGCCGTCATCCTGCCTTTGGATGCTCAGGGAAACCCTATTATCGGGGCTGAGGAGTATTGGATCGATGTCCCGCAGGAGATTGGGATCAAGATGCTCATCGAGCAAGGAGAGGAAGAAGTCACAAAGGTTGACGGGGGCGGCGTGATTGCTTTCGAGGAGGAAGATGACACGCTTTTGGGAGTGGATTTGGAGCTTAAAAATGCCCGCCTGGATCTCCCGGCCCAGGACATCATGCTGAAAGGCAATTTGATCACCCAGAGTACAGAGTCTGGGGCAGATGCTATCGGATGGCGGTCACCAACTTTGGGTACCCAGATAACACAGCAGAAGTTTTTCCGGCTTCAGTTGTTTGTCCGGCATTTTAATGGCACAGGGCAGCAAGAGGGTTATATTCGATTTACCTTCCCTTTTTGCCGTGCCATCCCAGGAGACATTGGCGTGGCGCAAGGGAAATTCGTGGATCTGTCATACACCATTAAGGCCCGGAACCATCCTGGGGGATCGGATGGGCCGTATAACACTGAGTTCGTAAATTCCCTGCCAGCATCGGCAGGATAATGGGGGTATAGAATTGGACGTGGCTGATAAGGTGATCACCATTCAGGAGATTAAGCAGCGGGCTTCCGGCACGGTTATCGATATCCCGGATTGGGAGCCGGGGGGCAAGATTAAGGTCAGGGTGAGAAGGCCGGATCTGATTGCTTTATTGAAGAAGGTCGGTTTTGCTCCCAACGAGTTTATGGGGGTTATCGATGATAAGCAAAAGGTTGAGGCAAAGGTTAAGGAAACAGTGGGGCAAGCCGAGGACGGCGGGTGGGAGTCGATGGAGAGGGTGCTGGATGCGGTGGCCGAGGCATCCCTTATTGAGCCTGCTTTCAAGGACATCCAGAAGGTTCTCCCAATGACCTTTCAGCAAAAAATGGAGATTTTTAATTGGGCAATGGGGGAGCAGAGAGAGTTGCTGCCCTTTCGTGCGGGGGCCGGGGTTTCTGGGACTGATTCTGGCAGCAAAGACGTGGGGTTGTCGTCCTAGTGATTTTTTGCCAGGGATTGAGGATACCACGGCTTATGCTCTGGATATCGCTGCTGCTGTCAAGTATTCGCAGATTAAACAAGAGGCAGATCGGGATGGAGGACAGGGCCAAGGCAAGGGGCAGGAGTGGACGTTGCCTCTCCCGCCTAGACCGCCAAGACAATAAAAGAGGCGCAGCAATTGCGCCTCTTTTTGTCTATTGGGATGCTGGCAAATCAAGATAGTCCCACTCCCAGCCCACCTCACCCGTCCATTCGGGCGGTGAGCCGCAAGTGGTCGGCATTGTGTATTCTTTGATGTAGTTCGGCTCCAGTTCGGGGATCGGGAAGATGGTGTCGGCGATTGGTTGATTATTGGCATCCAGCAGGTAGACAATCAGGAAGCCGCCGTCAATGCGTTGCGTGGAGATGTTTTGCACTCGGCCATAGAGGTTATTTGTACCTTCTTCTTTCCGCAGTTCGATCACTTTGAGGTATCTGGCGCAGTCCGATCCTTTTATCTGGGTCGGGGTGGTCGTGCTTGTGGGGGTTGAGGCAGGCCCGGAAGAGCACCCTAGAAGGCCGCTGCTAACCCCTAGAAGCAGGATCAAGAGGATGATCCATAGTCGCATATTGTCACCTCCTTAGCGTGCTGTTTGAGGGGAAATTATACCACGATTGCCAGGGGAGCGGAAGTTCCCTTTTTTGTTGTCTGTTTGTTGTCTGGGGGTGGTCGGATGTCTGAGAAGTTGGGGAGCATTTATTCCGAGTTCAGGATTAGTCTTGCTAAGCTAAAAACTGATGTGGCGGCGGCAGAGGCTGAGTTGAGAAGAGGAGCCGCCTCAGTTCAGAAGCTCACTGAAGAAGCATCGAAGTCGGCTACCAAGGCATTTACGCAGGTATCCGAGTCTCTTCGGGCAGTCGGGATGAAAATGACTGCGGCTGGTGTTGTAGCGGGTGCTGGTTTGGGGTATATGACCAAAGTGGCGATGGATTTCGGCTATTCGGTCAGCCGTGTCGGGTCGCTGGCCCAGGCCACCCAGGTCGAATTGAAAAAGTTGAGGGATGAGGCTAAGAGGCTGGGGGCTACCACCGTTTATTCAGCCAAACAAGCTTCTGACGCTATGCAGTTCTTGGCGCAGTCGGGGTTTAAGACCAGCGAGATCATTGCTGCGATGCCGGGGCTTTTGGATGCCGCAGCCGCAGGAGCCGAGGATTTGGCGAACACTGCCGACATCGTATCCAGCGTGCTGATGGGGTTTGGATTGGCGGCAAAGGAATCCGGGAGGGTGGCTGACGTTCTTACCCAGGCCCAGGTATCGACCAACGTGGCTTTAATGGATCTCGGGGAGTCGATGAAGTATGTTGCTCCTGTGGCCCGGACGTTGGGGATCTCCTTGGAAGAGACGGCGGCGGCTGTTGGCTTGATGGGCAATGCGGGCATCAAAGGCAGCCAGGCGGGTACTACGCTCCGAATGGCGTTGCTGCGGCTTGTGAAACCGCCCAGGATGGCCCGCGCTGAAATGGAAAAGATGGGCCTGGTCACAATCGACGCCCAGGGCAAGATGCTCCCGATGGTGGAGATCCTTCGTCGGCTTCAGGAAGGGACTGAGGGGTGGACGCAGGCTCAAAAGGCGGCGTCTTTCTCCAAGATCTTCGGCATTGAGGCCGTGACCGGAATGATGGCCTTGGTTGAGGGTGGGTCAGAGGCTTTCGGTCGGATGGCGAAGATGATGGAATTATCCGGAGGTACGGCTGAAAGGATCGCTAAACAGCAGTTGGACAACCTCAAGGGGACGATGGTGCAGTTGTCATCTGCCGCAGAAGGCGTTGCGATTGCTTTTGGGGAAAAGCTGGAGCCGACCATCCGGTGGTTCGCTGATCAGTTGACCAAGCTACTGTCTTGGTATAACAGCTTGAGCACCGAGACACAGAAGATTGTGGCCGTTACTGCCGCATTGGGCACCGGCCTTTTGCTTTTGGCGGGGCCGTTGCTGTTGGTTATTGGGTACATCCCGAATATCGTGGCCGGGATGGCCCAGATGAGAGTGGCTTTGATCGCTGTGCGTACTGCCTTTCAGACCACGGCTGCTTCCATTGGGCCGGTGGGGTGGGCGCTGTTGGCATTGTCGGCGGCTTTGGCAGTTGGGATTCCAGCGTGGCAGAAGTACAAGCAGGCCCAGGAAGAGGCTGCGGATTCCACGGCGGCCCGGATTGCGCAGTTGAAAGCCGAGAAAGATGCCCACGAAGCCCAGATCGATACTTACCAGACCGGGATCGGGGCGTTGGAGCAACTGGGTGAAGAGTATGCTGTCCTCAAAGACCGGATGAGAGATGAGAGGTTTTCGGCGGTCGAATCCGAGAAGGTCAAGATGAGAATAACCGAGATTGAAAAGATCCTGGCCGGAGCTATCGGGGAAGAAGCCGTGGCTCGGATCAGGAATGCCAAGGACACCCGGAAAGCAATAGGAGTTGAGGTTGACAGTCTCCAGATCAAGCTCCAAGCAGAGCAGGCGGCGTTGGAAGCAAGCATCAAGGCCGAGGATGAAATGACGCTGCACAAGATCGAGCAGACGAGGCAACGGATTAAGGCTATTGAGTCAGAGTCCAAGGCTTATTCAATCCAGGGCAAGTTCTTTGAGAAGATGACTCGTGGCGTGATGGCTTTTCAGAGGGGGTTATTGAAGTTTGGAAGGGCCATCGGTGACGAGAGCTTGGTTGCTGACATGGAAGAACAGCTACGCCGCAATGAACAACTCCTGGAAGAGTTGTATGGCAAGGAGCGACAGGCTGAGATTGCTAAGTTTAATGCCGAGATCAGGAAGCTCCAGGAATCCTTGCATTTCAAAGAAGGGGCATCGGAGCAAATGACGGCTCTGGCGGGGACGCTGAGCAATTTGGGGGATGAGTTGGACGAGTTCGAGGACGGCGACATGTCCAGCTTATTCGGAGATACTGGCAAACAGGCCAAGGCCGCAAATGACGCTTTGGTGGATCTGGGGCATGGCTTGGATGTGATCAGGGCCAAGTATGAATTGGCGCTGGCACAGTTAGGCGAAAATGCTACAGCTGAACAAAAGGCCGCAGTCCAGGCTGAATACTTGACTGCGGCAAAGGCCGAGCTTGAGGCCAGGATCGCCAAGGTTACGGAAGCCTACCAGCAGATGGTGGCGGCAAAGGGAGTGAACGCTGAGGAATCCAGGGCTTTGGAGTTGCAGTTGCTCCAGGAAAAGAAAGCCCTAGTTGAGTTGGGCAAGGAGTTCGAGCAAGCCGGACAGGCGATGACGGATTTCGGCAAGGGGATGGATGTCCTTCGAGCCGAGTTTGAAAGGGATATGGCTGTTCTTGATGTTGCTGGAAGTGAAGTTGAGAGATACCAGCGCAAGATGGCTTATCTGGCTGCGGCCCAGGTCGAGCAGGCATCCAGGGTAAGTAAGGCCACAAGGGCTTATGAGGCTGCGGTCAGGGTCTATGGCGAAACATCGGCTGAGGCCCAGGATTACCTCGTTACTCTCAGGCAGGAAGAGAAAGCCTTGGCTGAATTGGCTGCCGAGGTCGATGAGGCAAACAGGTCTTTCGAGGAGCAGAAGAAAGCCATCAAGGAAATCAAGGCCGAGCTTGATGATTACAAGGATCAGCTTCGGGATGTCGAGGAGCAGATGGCTTTTGATTTGGCTCAGGCCCGTAAAGACTACCTAGATCAAGTTCGAGACATCAATCAGGAGCTTGCCGACGAAGAGAAGCGGCTGACGGACGAATACAAACGGCAGGTCGATGATCGGGCAGCAGCCATTTACGACTGGGTCGGCCTGTTTGAGACTGTCCCTGAAATGATAGCGATGAGCAGCAAGCAATTGATCGGCCAGTTGCAGGGCCAGGTTAATGCTCTCCAGCAGTGGAGAGATGGTTTGGAAGAGTTGGCTGGCCGGGGCATCAGTGAGAAACTTCTGCGAGAGCTTGAAGAGATGGGACCTGCCGCCGCAGGGCAGATTTTATCCTTAACACAAATGACGGACGAGGAGCTGGCTGAGTTCCAGGCTCTTTGGGAGCAGAAGTGGCAACTTGCCAATCAGACGGCTGCGGATCAGATGGCTTACCTCTGGCCGGAAGTGGAAGCCCAGATCCAGGCGCTAAAGGATCAGACTGCCGCCAAACTCCAGGAGTATAAAGCTGAATGGGAAAGAAATTCGGCAGAGATCCGGGAAAGGGCAAGCGCGGAGATTGAGCAGTTGACGAGGCGGATCACCGAGCTTGAAGAAGAGTTGAAAAAGAAAAACCAAGAGGTCTGGGGTAGTGTTCAAATGGATGCTACCGGGGCGATGACCATGATAGCGACCACCCAAAAGCAGACCGGGGCGCAGATGCAGACCAGTAACCAGGCCACATTGACGAACATTGTCGGACAGACCAAAACGCAGTTAGGGATCTTGCAGGCGGTTACTTCCACACAATGGTCAGTGATCAGAACCACTGTCCAAGGGCACCTTAACGCAGTCAAGCAGACCTTTGAGGATCAGCAGGCGTCGGCTTATAGCTGGGGTCGTAATTTGATGTCCTCATTCATCGCAGGCATCGAAAGCAAGTATGGGGCTTTAATTGACGCTTTACAAGACATTGCCGCTGCCATTGATGCCTATCTTGGGTTTGAGTCTCCGACCGAGAAAGGGCCGGGTCGGTTCGTCGAGGATTGGGGGCCGAACATGATGGCTTCTTTCATCAAGGGGATCGAGTCCAGTTTGCCGGATTTGGAGAGGATAGCCCGCATTGTTGGCGAGGCGATGGTGCCGACCGGTCAGTTTGCCGTACCTGCTTTAGCTACAGGTTCTCAGGTGTCGGGCACCATTGTCCAGGTGGATGTCCATGATAACATCTTCCAGGATGGCACCGAGGCGGGAAACAAAATCCTCAGAGTGTTGAGGAGGTTCGGCAAGTGATATGGGGGCGGTCAATGACAAGATGCGAATCACGAGCAGCGTAAGAATCAGACTCATAAGAGGAGATCAGGCCCGACCGGATGAACCGGCGGGCCTTCTCATTTCCGGCAAGAAGGGAGAGAGTGTTTGTGGCCCAGGAGATGTTTGCGTCAGAGAGCTTCGTCCGGGGAGTCGTTGACATTGTTCTCCGGGATAAGAAGGGCAGAGTCAAAAAGCAGCTCAGGGCGGTTGCTAATCTAGTCGTTGACAATGGCAAGTATGGGATTGCGGATCAGCTTTTGGCTACTCCTTCAATCGCCAAACCGTCACATATGGCAATTGGAACCGGTACCACGACTCCGGTAGTCGGGGATACGGCCCTTCAGGCCGAGGTCGGCACTCGCGTTGCCTTCTCAAGCAAGACCAGGAGCAACAACGTGGTCACGATGATCGGGTCATTCGGGGCCGGGAACGGTACCGGTGCCATCACTGAGGCGGGCATTCTCAATGCTTCTTCGGGGGGCAGCTTGTATAGCAGGGTTACCTTTGCGGCGATCAACAAAGGGGCCAATGACACGCTGGAGCTTACTTGGACGTATACGATTGGTTAGTAGGTCGGGGGTGGTGGTGTGGCGCAGTTCGATGTTAGTTATTTCGATCAGGGCAAGTTCGATGTTACTGAGTATGCCCAATCTGCTGCCGACACCGTAAACCTCAGTGATCTCTTGGCTTCTGCCGTTAAAGGAGCGCAGGCCGAGGTTGTAAGCCTTATCGATGCCATTAAAGCGCAGGTGGGAATAGAGACAGCGGATCTGGTGTCTTTGACCGATGAATTGGTGACGCGGATCGGCTTGCTTCATCAAGTTGATGATGCTTTGGATGTGGTGGACATCTTAACCCAACTTAGGGTTGGGATGCTTGCCGAGGATGCCGCAACGATTAGTGATGAGGTTCGTGCCAAGGCCGCCAGGGTTTTGGGTGAAATGCTGTCCACATCGGATGATGTAATGGCGGCTTTCTTCAAAGCCCTTGCAGATGACACTTTGGTATCTGAGTCCACCGCTATGCGTATAGGCACCTTACAGGAGGAAGCAGCGGCCTTATTGGACGTGTTACAAGCTCGGTTCGGTAAGTTAATCGATGATCCAGTTGCTTTGATTGATCAATTGATTACATCCCTGGTTCTGGTAAGGCAGGCGGGAGATCTGGTGGATCTCTTGGATGACCTCTCTAAGAAGATCGCGCAGGTGATCGATGAGGCTCTGGTTTTGGATGATTCGGTCGCAAAAGGAATGAGGGCGGCAGTTGATGAGGCTGTGGACCTTTATGATACCATCGGGGATCGTCGGTTGGGCAGACAGTTACCGGATGATGCGGTCGGGATTTTGGATGAATCCAGGCTTAGGGCGGTTCTGGGGCTTGGTGATTATGTTGGAGCGTTTGATACGGTGTATTGGAGGGTGGTGCAAGTGCTGTCTCAAGTCTGGATAAATGGGGTGAACATTCCGGTTACCGGCTTGCACATCATCCATGCTTCGGGGGATCGAACGAGTGAGTGTCGGTTCTCTATCCTTAACCCATCGGCAGAGGTGATGGCCCTGGCCGTGCAGAGAGCAGAGGTCAGGGTGTACCTTGTTGATGGTCAGCATTCGGAGTATTTCGCGGGCCGGATCAAGGGCAATCCGATCCGGGCGAAGTCAACCATTGGCAGGCAGTTGGATGTCACTGTCTTGGATATGTCCGATGCCGCCAATGATGTCGAGGTGGTTGAGGTTTTTGAAGAAGAGAGGGACGAACAGGGTCAGTTGATCACGCCCAACAAGTCCCTCATCGAGATCTTGAAAACATTGTGGATTAAGTATTACCCGTATCCGATCAACCTCTCTTATGTCGTGGTCGATGGTGACCGTACCATCCCCAAGGTTGTCTTTAAATATGAGTCTTTATTCGAGTCTACGGAGAAGATCGCTAAACTGTTAGGTGGCTGGAGTTGGTTTGTGGAGTGGAACGGTGCAGAGTACATCTTGCGCTTCTTCCCGCCGTCGGCCAACATCAAGGACGTGACTTTCTCCAGGGCGAACAAGAACGTGGTGGCCGGGACGGCCAGATTTGGTCAGGATTCCCGGATCGCCAATGTCGTCCGGGTGTTTGGAGGAATGATGCTCTCTGAGGCCAGGAGTGAAACCTGGGCGGCTGATGGCATCAGAAGGACATATCAGATCCCGAAAAGCTGGAAAGCCATCTCCGTTAAGGTCAATGGGGTCTTGCAGACGATGGGCAAGCTCTACCAGGATGATGAGTGGAGTTTTGATTGCCTCTTGGATGAAGATGGGGCTGCTGTGATCTGGAGAGAGGATAACAAACCTGCTAACGGGGCTTCTCTTCTTTGGGGGTTTAAGTATGAGAGGCCGGTGATGGCGCTATATGAAGATGCGGCCAGCATTCGGCGATATGGCCGGGTGGAGTACAGGATCGTAGACACCAAAATCCAAGATCCCACCTTGGCGAGAGAGTTGGCCCGTCAGACCATTATGGAGCGGGCCTTTCCTGTTGGGTTCGGCTCAATGGAGATTTTGGAGTCAAGTGTGCGGGCGGGTGATTTCGTCTACGTCGATCTCCCTGAGTACAACGCCGCTGGGTATTACGAGATCAAGGAGATCGAGCGTCGGATTGTAGGGTCGAAGATTAAGCGCAGCGTTACCTTAGGCTTGACGGATGATCCCAATGCCCTGATTGCGGAAAGATTTCGGGAGATAATGGGGCGGTTGGCTGAGCTTGAGCAGCGAGAGATGAGAGAGGACAAGGAGCTTATGAGAGTGGCCAGATATGTCGAAGACACCAGGATTACAGAGATGGTGACGGCTGCCAAGCAGGCTGAAACGGGGGTGTGGAATTTTGATGCAGCCCGGTTTGGCTATTCCGAGTTCGCCTAAGCTCGAGGCAATTGCTAATGTGAGGGTGAGGATCGGGAACCGGGAATACCGATTCTCGAACATCGTTACGACGGCAGGGTTGAATTGGATTATGGACTTTATGGCCAGGCGGAGTGTGCCGGCCATAGAATACTTCGCGGTTGGTACAGGAACCGCGCCTCCGGCTTTGGGAGACACGCGGCTTGGAGTGGAGCAGTTTCGCAAAGAGTTTACGAACATCTGGCGGGAACCAGGGCTGGTGGTGGTAGAAACATACTTCGCTATGAATGAGGCCAACTTCAACTGGACAGAGATCGGGCTGGTTGCCGGTGGTTCGGATGACAAGGACACCGGCATTTTAATTGCCAGGGTGTCTGCTGATGTAAACAAGACGGAGTATGATTCGGCAGTGGTGACCTGGGAGTTGGGGGTGAGCAATGCATGATAACCAGACAGGAAAAGGCCCAACTCAAAATCGCTGATATTGAGAAGCAGATTGAAGCCTTGGTGGGGGCCAAGGAGATCAGGGCTGTCCAGGGATTGAAGATGGGTCATTGGACTGAGGCGATTGAGTTTCAGATTTGGCGCAAGCGAGTGTTGGAGCAGTACGCCGATAAGCCGGACAGGGTTCTTAAGTCCAGACTGACTACGCTTTGCAGGAAGATCTCTCCCGAGTTGTGGGATGCCCGGTATTCAGCAAACCTCTCCCAAGTAACTGAAGTAGAAAAGAAGATCATCTGCGAAGTGTTTCTCTTGGAGTACCTGTTGGGTACTTATCCAGGGGGTGAAGGATAAATGGCCTACACCAAGCAGACAGTTGGGCCGGGCGATGTGATCACTTCCTCTTGGGGTAACCTCATCCAAACCCAATATGATGAAGCCCTGAAGGATATGGATTTCTTGGAGATGATTGAGGCTACTTGTCGTAATATCAGTAAAACATATAACTACACGGGAGACAAGTTGACCAGTATCAGCATCACAGGGGGCATCACGGCTACCGTGACTTACACCTACACGGGCGATGACCTCACCCAGGAACAATTACAGGTCACGGCTCCTTACGCCCGAACGGTGACCAAGACTTATACCATCTCAGGTGGTAAGATCACCAGTGAAACAAGGACGGTGAGTTAAGTGAGCGAAGGAAGATTGCAGCAACTCCTTTACCATTTGGGCTTTCGCACGGATGCGGCGAGTTCGACTGGAAGTCTGCATGCGAAGGTGACAGCTCTCAACCCGCTAGCATTAAGTCCTTTTCCGTTATTTGGTGATGGTAGCGACGGTGACTTTTCTCCAACGTCAAACACTTCGCTATCTGCGGGGGTTTATCGTTATGGTACTGTGAATATTCCTTTTGGTGTAACAGTGTCATTAAGTTCAGGAAATCATCTTGTGATTTTGGCGAAACAAAAAATTACTATTGCTGGCTTGTTAACTGTGAGTGGTAGAGGTGGTAATGGTGGTGCGGCTGGCGCACCAAATTCTAATCCTGGCAATCCAGGAAGTAATGGTAGTGGTTACGGTGGAACGGGTGGTGGAGGCGGAGGAGCAGATGACTATGCAGGTCTTACAGACCAGCCAGGAGGAGCTGGAGGAAATACATCCACTGGAAGCGGTGGGGCAGGCGGATCTACTTATGGTGGTAGTGGCGGAGAAGGCTTATCACCCAATGATAAAGATTACTATGTACTCAGACAATTAATAAATACATTTGGTATAGGTGCTGGCGGTGGAGGCGGCGGAATTTCTACGCAAGCGGGAGGAACTGCTGGAAACGGCGGTGCTGGTGGCGGGGCTATCTTATTGTGTGCGCCGCAGATAGAAGTAACTTCTTCCGGGGCAGTAAGAGCTGATGGTATTAACGGAGGTAATGCTTCAGGTGTAGTGGGATCAGGAAGTTATGGTGGTGCTGGTGGCGGTGGCGGCGGCGGTGGTGGAACGGCCATAATAATAGGGAACAAAATGGTTATATCAGGAATAATTTCCGCACAAAAGGGCGATGGTGGAACTGGTATGAAGGCCAGTTATGGCGCAGCTGGTAATGGAGGCGCAGGAGGCAATGGGATAGTTTTAAAGGTGGTGATATAATAATGGCTGAACTTAGGCGAAATGGTTTCGATGTAATTTGTGTTGAGCCTGAGGGTGAGTGGCTTTATGAAACTATACTCGCTATTCTAACAGTGGAAAAAACCCACATCGCCGCCGACGGTCTCGACATCGCCACCGTCACCGCCGAAGTCCATCCTGACTTGACCGAAATAACCTTCTACCATGCCGACACGGGCGAGGCCATCGCTACTGTGCCGATTGACCCCGCTACCCACACGGCAACCCTCCAGGTGACGGCCACAACGCCGGGGGTAATCCGCATCAGGGCGGGGGAACCTACGATAACGCGGCTGAACGAGGTGGTAATCAATGCAACTTAAAGAAGCGCAGGGGAATAAGGCGGTATTTGCCGACGAGAAACAGGAGAAGCAGAAACAACGTCAAAGCAAACTCGCCGCCCTCGCCGCGCGGAGCAGGAAAGCGGGCATAACGCAGCAAGAGAAGCTGGATCTCCTGCTGGAGCAGCAGGCGATCATTATCGAGATGCTGGAAGAGATTTTGAAGCAGCTTGCTGCGCAGTAGGAAAATGTGCAGACTTAAGTATTAGCCCCTCGATGTTGCTCTGCAACGTCGAGGTTATTAACCCCTAGAGGCCGGACAAGTTCCGGCCTCTAGTCCTTGGAGAGGGGTGGGAAGATGAGCCAGAGCCCGCCGGGCCTTGAGTTTCAGGCCGTATTGCAGCGTTTGACAGCTTGGGAAGAGCATATCAAAGCCCTTCGACAGGAAAACCGCGACAGGGCACAGCGAACCGACAAGCTTTTTGATGAATTGTTCCGAAGGATAAATGAGCTTAATACGGAGTTAGCAGTGATTAAGGTCACGGCGACGCAGCAGACCTCTCTATTGGTGACCAATGCGGAGTGTGCATCGATTCGCGCTAAACGTGATGAGGATCGGGAAAAGGAATGGATCGCCCACGCCCAGGAGAGGGAACAAGAAGCCGCCAAGTTGAGTGACCGGGAGAATAAACAGATCGCCAAGATCAGCACGGCAGCGGTCATTATTGCTGTACCGGCTTGGGAGTTCTTGAAATGGTTCGGTGGGTTGATACTCAGCTTAGTTCAGAGCACAGGGGGGAATGGGGGGCAGTAAGGGTGAAGACATTTATCAACGATGAGGGGGGCCTAGAACTACCCGAGTTCTTGGCACTTTATCATTCTATTCTCTATGGGTTGATGTTGGCTGGTGGCGGGGCGCTGTTGATCATTGGGGTCGAGGTGCCGGGATGGGCCGAGACCCTAATGGAAATTGTCGGGTGGAACCAGGGGGCTGTGTTTGTAGCTGTTCTGGGCGGTCGGGCGTTGTCGGGCCAGGGGTTCAATCTGTTATCCGCGTTCCCGTCCCGCAGGAGAGGGGCGTCGGTGTCATCGCAACAAATGATTTCCGAAGTCCCGCAAGATCTGGGGCCGCAAACATATGAGGAAGAGGGTGGGGAGAGTGAGCGCATCATTCGCTATTAAGCCGTTCCCGTGGGCGGATCAGCAGTTAAAGCAGATGACCAAACGCAGAACGACTAAATATCTGATCGTTCACCACTCAATGTCCAGGGATGTCTCGGCTGTCGATATTCACAAGTGGCACCTCAATGAGGGATGGATCGGAATTGGGTACCATTTTGTAATTAGGGCCGATGGCAATGTGGAGCAGGGCCGACCGCTTTGGGCTATCGGTTCCCATGCTGGCCCGAAAGGTAACCCTTCGAGCATCGGAGTATGTTTAGCTGGTGATTTCCGTACCAACCGCCCTACGACGGCCCAGATGAAAACACTGATTGCTTTATATCGGTGGCTGGAGGGGCAGTTTCCGGGGTTGCAGCCGAGCAGGCATAAGGATTGGATGGCTACTGTCTGTCCAGGGCCAATGTTCCCGTGGGATGAGTTTATCCAGGGGATTAGCGCCCCGGCGGCAAAGATGCGGCTGGTTGTTAATGGTCGTGTGTTGGATCGGGAGGTCAAAGTGGTCGATGGCCGGACGTTGATCGTCTTTGATGATGGGGTAGAGATCCCCGCCCGGCTGGTGGCCGAGTCGCTTGGCGGCAAGGTCAATTATGACAAGGCTACGCAGTCCGTGATGATCGCCATCTAGAGTTGAGTTGACCAAATTCTGTTTCTGTTTAGGGGGTCGTTGTGTGCAGGATGTATTGTCCCAGGCAGTATTAGAAATCCTGGCGGTTGTCTTGTCGGCAATCGTCTCGTTTGTGGCAGTGATGGCGGGCAGGTTTCTTGACCGGCTGGCTAAGACCAAGGAAGGGGAAAAGGCCTTTGCTTTGATCAAGCTCAAAAAGGAACTTGCTATTGGAGCGGTTCAGTATGCGGAAGAAAAGTTCCGCAATTTGAAAGGGCCGGAGAAATATCGGCAGGCTTTCCAGTGGCTGTCGGAGAGGTTTTGTCAGTACGGATTGGACATTGATCCAGATGACCTTGACGGGTTGATCCACGATGCGCTAATGGATCTCCGTAATGAGTTCGGGCGGGAATGGGGACACCATAAAGCGGCCTTCTAGGCCGCTGCTTGTCTCTCTGTACGGCCTTAAGGTTGAAGGTAAGGATAAGGTATGCCCGCTACACAAAATAAAGCCCAGGAGAAAATGGAACGGGTGCTTGCCTTTTCGCCGGATGGTGTTATCATAGAGGCAGGAGTGAGAAGGTGGTGGCATACTATGGGCACAGTGGTCAAGATCGATAAGAAGGCAGCCAAGTCTTTGGAAGAGGTTATGACGGTGGTGGAAGCCTCGAGACTGTGGAACTTACATAGGTCTGCCATCCGGCACGCCATTCGCCAGGAACGCTTCCTGCCCGGTGAGGTTCGGCAGAGCGGAACGGTGTGGCTAGTGACCAGGGCTGCGATGCACCGGGTTTATGGTGATCCACCTGAATCCAGAAAACCTCGTCGGGTTCGCAAGCCGAAAACAGAAGTGTAGTCAAATGGCTGGGCATTCGCCAATTGGGGTGGCAAACCTTTAAAGTGCGAATTGTCCTGCTGTTTCCTAGCCGGATCGATGGTTGGAGCCCGCTAAAGCATCGCCGTCGATCCGGCAAATTTTCAATTGGTCAAAGTCAAGTACCCCACGCCTAAAGGCGGGGGCTTGCGCGAGTAGCGGTCTTGCCAGCTGCGAAACCGTGAGGCAGTCACCGACTGTGAAAGACTAGCCTGCCCAAGCCACCGGACCCGGCGACGGGATTCCGGGGGCGTTTGAAGGGGGCTGAGCCGCCCGCTCGTGGCGGGGAAAGGATGCCGGGGATGCTCCCCTAGTCCCCGGCCTCTCCGGCGGCCAGCGGCGAAGGGGAGAAATTGCCGCCCGAAAGGGCGAGAGGGAGGGTAACCTCCATGCAGTATGTTCCCGTCCTGTCTGCTGATGGAAAGCCTCTCATGCCGTGTCATCCAGCAAGAGCGAGGGAGCTCGTCCGCAAAGGCCGGGCGGTACGGCGGTTCCGGAAGGGATTCTTCTACATCCGGCTTCTGGACCGCACGGACGGCGCGGTGCAGCCCGTCGCCTGCGGGATTGATCCCGGCTCGAAGTGGGAAGGCTTCAGCGTCGTCGGTCCAAAACACACGTACTTGAATATCCATGCCGACGCCATCATTCACGTAAAGAAGGCAATGGAAACCCGACGGGCGTTGCGGCGGACCCGGCGTTATCGAAAGACGCCGAACCGGAAACCGCGGTTTAACCGTTCCCGCGGTTCAATCCCGCCGTCCACGAAAGCCCGTTGGGGATGGAAACTCAGGATTGCTGCATTCCTCGCGGAGCTGTATCCCATCACGACCTTTGTCGTCGAGGATGTCAAAGCCGAAACCCGAAAAGGAAAACGACGTTGGAACGTGTCGTTTAGCCCGCTGGAAGTCGGCAAGCAATGGCTCTATGCAGAACTTGCCCGGATTGCGCTTGTCGTTACGCGAACCGGCTGGGGAACAAAACAGTTCCGGGAGACGTTCGGGCTGCACAAGACGAGCCGGAAATCTGCCGATACGTTTTTTGCGCACGCAGTAGACGCATGGGTCTTGGCCGCTTCTGAGGTTGGTGGAACACAACCGGACTACACGCGGATTGTCAGGATGGCGCCTTTGCGATTTCGCCGCCGGAGCCTGCACTTGCAAAATCCGGGCAAAGGCGGCGCAAGAAGGCGGCACGGCGGGACGGTCAGCCTCGGCCTGCGACGCGGAACGCAGGTGATTCATCCGAAGTTTGGCTTCTGCTACGTTGGTGGGCATATGAGAAATCGGCTAAGCTTGCACGCGATGCGGGACGGGACACGGCTCACGCAAAACGTCCGCCGCGAAGACATCGTTGTACTCGTTCCATGTTCTTGGCGCGTGTGGATACCAAAAGAAAGGAGGTAAAGCGGCGCTCCTCCCCACGGCTAAAGCCGGGGGTCTCTGCGCCGCTGTTGATTGATGAGAGATCCCCTGGCCGGAAGGCTGGGGGATCTTTTGTTGTCTCTGAGAGGGTTAAGTTGGAATAGGGGTCAACGTATCAAATATGATACGTTAAGGTATCAAAAATGATATGTTAACGTATCATATTTGATATGTTCAAAGAAGTATATACACTTAAGTAGATTTTATAGAAGTATAACTACCTTACGGGGAAATCAAGATTTGAGGGGCCGAGTGATCGGCTTCTCTTTGCGTCTTGTTTTATTCGAAAAGTAACCGGGCCGGTTGCCGATTCACCGTATGGTGATATGATTCGGTGTAGAGAGTTCACCGCACGGCAACAGGTAGGAGAGGATGATGGTGGCAGAATGCCGGGGCCCAGATGTGGCGAGAATCCAGAACGAAGCCGGGTACGCGCGTACCAGGCTTTGAGTTTTTCAGGGGGTGTTTCGCGTGACCAAACCAGGTAATTCTGGGGAACCCGAACTGCATATCCAGGACGAACAGGAAAAGCAGATAGAATTTCATCTTAACCAGCGGCACCCAATTCGCCTGCGCCCCTTGACGGAAGACGAAGGCGGCGGCTGGCTGGCCGAGATCCCAGGCTGGCCGGGGTGCGCCAGCGATGGCGAAATTCCTGAAGAAGCCTTGCGGAACCTGGAAGACGCAAAGAAAGCATGGTTGTCAGCAATGGTTAAGCTGGGGAGACCTGTGTCGCAGCCGAAAGACGAAATCGCTGAACTGCGGGCGCGTTTGGCGAAGTGCATCCAGGCCATACAAAAGGCGCAGAACTTTATCCGAACCCGCCAGGTATGCACTCACACCAGAGGAGCCGTTGATTACTGTGCATCCTGCGCGTGGTGTGACGAACATGTGGGAGAATGCCTTCAGAACTTGCTGACCGACGCCAGATTGGCAATCGCGGCCTTGGCTCACGCGCCGCAACCGAAAGAAGAAGATCGGAAGGAAGAACGTTATGAGGATTGAGCGGGTTAAGAAATCGCGTCTGTCTCTGGCCGAGCGAGAAAACCAGCTGTGCGGTTGGTATCGGATTGCCAAAGACGACGGCTCGACTGTCGCTTACTGTCCCGATGCGGCAACCGTCCAACAAATCGTCCAGGGGTTTGTAGTGTGCGATTATCTTATTGAGCGTTGCAAGATCACCTGTGCCGGGCGGGAACGATACACGGGCAGGCTTCGGCATGAACCGGACTGCCCGGCGTATGCGCTGGGACTTGTAGATTAGGAGTGAGGAGATCGGGGGTAGGGATGCTTTTAGTCTGGCTTATGGGCCAGTAAAGCCTACGTCTTCTCTGCGATAAAACGATTTACAATATCGCCTAATGGTGATAAGATTAGCTCAGAGAAATCACCAAATGGTGATGTGAGGGGATGCAGAGAAATGACAGATAAGAGTCTCAAGGGGCAGTTCTTGGTTTTAGTGCAGGATGAAGCTGCGAATACGGATTACCGTGGGATGGAGATCTTGTGCGCCAACAGGCCGGATAGGGTTCCGTTCGGCAAGTGGGTACGGCAGAATGATTGGACGCTTCCGCAGATCGTGGCTTTCTTCAGGTGGCACACCTGCTACATCTTTGGCGGGATCGATGTGGAAGCCTTCGAGGAATATTGGTTGGGCTTTCGTGGCAAGGTCAAGGAGTGCTTAAGTGGTCGGGTTCTCCCTTATTATGTATTGGATGTCAACAAAGCTTTGTCTGAGTCGATAGGGGCTTAGGGGACGGCGAGAGAGATGGCAAAGAAGATCCAGAATACGCTTATCATCCATCGGTTTTTCCTGGGGCAGCACACCAGTAAGCAGAGGGTCGGGGGCTTATGGAGCGATGGGATGTGTCTCTATGATGATGGATACCCGATTGCTGTTAGATTGGTGGATGGGTCGGTTGCGTTCACCAGGAGCGGGCCGAGCTTTTATAGGGAAATGGGCAAGCACCATTGGCGGTGGAAGTGGGCCAAGAGGGAAGCTCGGAATTGGTATAAGCCCCTTGTGGTTCGGGAGATTAAGGCTATGGCTTTGGTTGTTCAAGAGAAAGATATCTATACAAATGACAAGACCCCCGTCTTTCGGGAAGTAATGTTCTTGGATAGGCCGGGTGGGAAACCGGTCGAGCAAATCTATTTCATTAAAAGTGATGGTTGGCGGTGGCGAGAGATCAAGCCAGAAGAGGATGAGCATTTGACTTACGCTTTGATCGTCAAAGAGGTTGGTGGAGTCTAGGTGGATGAGGCAATGGTGAATCTGATTAAGGCTTTTCTTCGGGGTGAGACTACCTGGCCGGTAGATAAGCGTAAAGCAGGGGCTCTGTGGTATAGCACTGTTGTTTTATTCCATTTTGGGGTAATGGTTGCCTACCGGCTGCCGGATGGGTCTATTGCACTTTACGGAGATCTCTCCGGTCGTATCGATGAGGGTCTAGTTAAAGAGATGATTATTGCGGTTGCTAGAGATATGGGACGACAGGTCAGGGTTATTCCGGGTTGGGATGTGGTCAAGACTTTTATCCATGACTTGCCGGATGGCCGGTTGGTGAGGGAGTACGAGTTCATTGTTGGGGGCTGCAGGGCAGTTCAGTTGTTCTTTGTGGAGGCGATCAACCTGGATGAGACGTTGATAAGCATCCCGCCGGTAGAGATTACCCAGGACGATCCTGCTCTGGTTGCCTTCCTGGTAGCCAGGGAGTTGACAGGGGTGGCGTAGTGGATTTCGCAGGTGTTTTCGATGAGCAGGTGGCGCACGGGTGGCCGGTCATTCAGGAGTTGCCGGATGGCGTGTTCTACCGGGTAATGGCCCTTTCGGAGCAATTGATTGATGAATGGTACAGGAGTAATCGGAGACAAATCTTTGGGGAAAGGGCTGTCCTAGCTTTCTTGGCAGCAGTACCGATTCGAGATATGCTTGCGGCTATGACTGATGCTCAGGTTGTCGCTGCGATCTTGGAGATGGAACCAGGAGAGCTCCAACATTGGCGGGTTGTCTATGCGAGGGCCTGGGGAGCGGTTGTATGGGACAGTGGATCTATAAGCAGACTTGTCCCTACGCCCCACCGGGCTATTCAGGTTGAGGTCATCAAGGTGGCTCGTCGAATGATTGAGGCGGGTGAGCTTTAGTGCCTCATCTAAAGGTTATTCGAGTTATGGTAATCCAGGTGGCCCTAAACCTTATCAAAAGGGGAGACCTTCAGTGTTCGGGGTGATCGTTAAGATTTGGCACCCGGATGGAAGATATGAGATTGAGGGGTTTCAGGGCCGGACGCAGGCAGCGATGCAGCGGCGGACGATGGCCCGTGTCCAGGAGTTATTGGCTCAGGGGTGTCGAGTCAAGATTGAGAAGGACAAGTCTGTTGCGGCAGCAGGAGGAAAGACGAAGAGATGACGCCAGCCGACGAAGCGTGTGAAAAGTTAAAACGGATATCTCTTTGGTTCCGTGTCGAGGCTGTGAATCGGGCGAACTGGGCATATCGCCGGGCGAGGTTGTAGTTGCCATTGATCTTGGTCGTTATATCGCTAAAGTGCTTGGGAGTTGAGATCGGTGCTACGTTATGAGCGGCCAGAGGAAGGTCAGGATGAGGCATGCCAAATAGTTGAGAAAGAAGCCGCCGCATCCTTCCCATTTTAATGGGGAGTCAAGGCGGCCAGATTTCTAAAAACACTTGTTTTGTAATTCTTGCCATGGTACAATAAACCGTAGCAGGTGAAGAAAATGCCCGTGCTCAAAAACATAATTTCAAGCAGACAACGTATTAAGAGATTTATCACCGGCACCCCGGCGATGATCCGGCAGACGGAAGAAATCTACCGGGCAGTCTTGGGTTTTTACCTGAACGTCATTCACGACAACCTCGACAAGCTGCCCAAATGGAACAGGAATACCGGCACAAGGGCACTGGAAAAACTGACCGTCAGGACCGAACCCCGCACGAACAGGAAAACCGGGGAAAAGTTCGGCGGCAACCCCAACCCGCCTTACCCGATAGACACCGTTTGGCCCAAGTTCCCCGCGTATTTGCGCCGGGCGATCATCGCCAGGGCTATCGGGATGGCGAAGAGCTGGTATTCCAACTACCAGCGGTGGCTCAGGAAAAAGGCCCGCATAGAAGAGCGAAACCAGCGAAGGGTCGCTGCCGGCAAAAAGCCGGTACCTTTCGACGAGCACCCGCCCAAGTATCCTACAGCGGGGAACGTCGGCATAACCTTCTACAAGGGTGACTTTAAAAACCTTTCGCTGAAAACCAACACCATTCAGCTGAAAGTCTGGGACGGTAGCGACTGGCGGTTCATCACTGTGGAGGTGGGACCCACCAGCCACTCCAGAAAGCTTCACTTGGACGATTCATGGGAAATGACCGTACCCTCTATTTACGAAAGAGAAGGTATTTTCTACCTGGTGACCGCCTTCGAGAAGAAGTCCAATGTCATCAAGTTCGCCGACTACTACCTGTCCAAGAACCCGAAGGTGTTTGCCGTGGACCTGAACCTGGGCCGCAGGAACCGGGCGGTGTGCGCCCTGGTGGGCAAGGACGGTACGGTTCACAAAGTCAGGCACATCAGCCTGGCTGCGTGTAACACGACGGATGTCCACCGCCTGCTGGGGCTCATCGCCCGGAACGTGAGCGGCCTGGGGATAATCCCGAAAGGCCACCGGCCATGCAAGAAGCTTTGGCGCAAGATCCATGCAGTGAACGACAACTACGCCCACCATTTAAGCAAACGACTGGTTGACCTTGCCGTGGAGTGGGGCGCGAAGGTCATCGTTTTCGAGAACCTGAAACGCTTCAGGCCGGACAGGAACAAGCACGGTTCGGCCAGGATGCGCCAGAGGATGGGCTACTGGCTGCACCGGAGGGTGATCAGGTATACCACGTACAAAGCGAAAGCACATGGCATACTGGTTGCCCTTATCCCCCCGAAAGACACCAGCAATCGGTGTTCGCTGTGCGGCTCGCTGGATACTTCGAGAGACGGCAACATCTTGAAGTGCAGGAACTGCAGTACCGTTCACAACAGCCATGTTAACGCCGCCATCAACATCGGCATGGCCTGGTTCATTCGGGAGGAAAGGCGGTTGCAACAAAAAACAGCTTAACCATTTTGCGAAAGCCTGCGACTCCCGAAAGGGAGGGGTCGTCGCCGGGACGACGTTTCCGGTTGGCGTCCGGGAATCCAGGAACCCGTCCAGCCTAAGGGGTCAGGCAAGCCTGGGTGGCAGCCCCGCTGCCGAATGCCGAGACTTCGCCCGTGCCTATGGATGGATGCCCTCCACTTCAGTGGAGGGAGGATTCACATGGCAGATAGGGGAGAGATCCCCGTATTGGAAGCTGTGCGTCGGTTGGAGCGGATCGCTGATGATTTGGATATAAGTGCCAGAATGCTTTTGGTTTGGGGCAAGGAGTCTTGGCAGTATAGAAGTGCTGAGTGGTGGGTACGGGGGCGGGCCGTTCGCCTGTTGATTGATTATCGAAAGATAACGGACGCTTTGGATCAGGCGGGCACAGAGATGGCGTAACCGGGCCAGGGAGTTGATGGAGCAGGCCGAGGCTGGGGAGATCCCGGTGGGGGATGCTATCCAGAAAATCCGGGAGATTGCGGATTGGGGATGTCTGATTGGCTGCCTGGAAGATTGACGATTTACTATGTCACCAATGGGTGATAAGATGAAAAGGAGTAGATCACCAATAGGGGATAAGCAAGGGGGCACGCAATTGTGCGAAAAGCGCAGGTGGTGCAGAAGGTTGTGGAAGAGGGGTCGTTGGTTCTCCGGGCGATCGGTCCTGTGCTTGTCGAGGCGATGATGGGCCAGATGGATGTTGTCACTTTGGAGCAGACCGATGAGGATCGGATCAAGGTTGAGAAAAAGATCCGTACTGCTCTTTTTGCCAAGAGCAAGAACCGGCAGCAGTTGGAGAGGGATCTAGCTGAGATTCGGGAGATCGGTCGCAAGTACGGAATGGTCGTTCATTAGCTGGGGTGCCGGGATCAAAAAGTAACCCTTCCCTTGTCACCAGGGGGAGATAATGTATAATGGGGAACGTGGAAGGATCGGGCAGGCCCTTTGGGCGGGGTCTGTCAGGATCGGCAGGATGTAGAGCTACCTGCATCTTGTCAAATGGGGTGAAGGGGATGGGCGCCCCGGAGCCCCAATGAAAAATGTGCGTCGGTAAACCAGGACACTATCCCGAAGAAAAGAAGGGATGGTGTCTTGGTTTATGGGGCAGTAACCGATGGTGTTCTTATGGAGTAGTCACGGCAGGCGGCTCAGTTGTTTGCCTGGCCTCAAAAGAAATTCTCCAAAAGGTGATAAAATACGCTTGCAATAATCACCATATGGTGATACGATTGGCGCAGCAAAATATTGATGAGCCGGGGGCGGCCAAGGAAGCGCAGGCAGTCGCCCGGACTCGAAGGGAGAATGTGGAATATGCGTGTGAACGAGGCCAAGGAATTGTTGAAGAAGCTCTTTGCGATGAAGGATACCCCGGCTGTGATGTTCTGGGGGGCACCTGGGATCGGCAAATCCCAGATGGTTAAGGAGATCTGCCGGGAGCTTGGGTGGGGAATGAAGGATGTGCGTCTCCTGCTCTGCAACCCGGTGGATCTTCGTGGGGTGCCGGTGCCGAACAAGGAAGAGAAGCGGGCTGATTGGCTGGCCGCAGGGTTCTTGCCTTTCGCGGATCGGGATGGTGAGAAGGGTGTCTTGCTTTTGGATGAGATCACTGCCGCCCCGCCGACCGTCCAGGCGGCTGCTTATCAGTTGACCTTGGACAAGGCCGTGGGTGATTACAGACTCCCGGCGGGCTGGAAGATCGTCCTGGCCGGTAACCGGGTGACGGATAAAGGCGTCGTCAACAGGATGCCTGCTCCTCTGGCAAACAGGATGCTGCATTTTGAGATCGAGCCGGAACTCGATGATTGGAAGGCTTGGGCTTACCCGGCAGGGATTCGCCCAGAAGTGATCGCTTTCCTCAACTTCAGAAATGAACTCCTTTACAAGTTCCCGCAGGGCTCGGAAGAAATCAGGGCCTTCCCCACTCCCCGGACGTGGGAGTTTGTCAGCAGCTTGCTGGATACCTTCGGAGACTTTGATGCGGCGTATCCGGCAGTTGTAGCGGCTATCGGTGAGGGGCCTGCGGTGGAGTTGGGGCAGTTCATTAGGATGATGACCAAGCTGCCGGATGTGGATGCCATCCTGGACGGGGCCGATGTTGATGTGGTCAACCAGCCTGATATTCTGTATGCCTTGGCTGGTGCCATCGTCGGGAAGGTCAAGGCGAATGGAACGCCGAAGCGGTTGACCAATTTGATGCGGTTCTTGGCGAAAATCCCGATGGAGTTTCAGGTGCTTACTTTGCGGGACGTGTTCAAGGCCGGTTTCAAGGATGCCTTGACCAAGGTGCCGGAGTTTCAGAAGTGGGCGATGGCTAACAAGAACCTGATCCTGTAAGGGGGGTGCGGCGGGGATGTCGAATTATGTTTTTATGTTCCCACGCGAGAAGGACGGCCACCCCTATCCAGTGATTGTGCCGCAAAAAGAGCATCGGGCAAGCAGGTTTATGGAGCACCTACAGAACCTCGAATGTAGTCACGAGTTTGCTAAGGGTGCTTTGGCCCAGTTTCGGAAGATGGATGATGACGAGCAGTTGAGGCTCTGCCAGGCCCCGTTGGAAGAGGTGGCAACGCTCCTGGTCGCTGACAAGTTGGACGAGATATGGGTATAGCAGATAGGGCCGGGGGTTCTCTCCGGCCCTTGGAAATTCTGAAAGAACCGTCTTTACTCTGTCACCAAATGGTGATACAGTAGGCTTACTAGACAGATCTTAAATGAGGGGGATGCAGCGGTGGAGTTCAATGCCGAGATGATCATGAAGCGGGCCAGGACAAAGCTGGTATTGGATCAACCGTTTTTCGGCACTCTGGCTTTATATCTCCAAGTTGAGGAGAATGCCCAGATTACAAGTACGATGGCTACGGATGGAAAGCGGTTGGTCTATAACCCGACCTGGGTGGAGAAGGTGCATAAGGTCGAAGGGTTCGAGGTCATCAAGGGAGCTGTGTCCCATGAAGTCTTGCACTGTGCTTTGGATCATATCCTGCGGTGCGGGAGCCGGGATCAGACATACTGGAACTATGCTACGGACTACGCTATCAACATCATCCTTAAGGACGCCAAGCTGGAACTGCCGAAGGGCGTTTTGATCAATGAGAAGTACCGGGGTCTGTCGGCAGATGAAATCTATGCCAAGCTCCAGAAGGAGAAGCCGCCGAAGATGTCTCAGCATTGTGGGAATGGCGGCCAGGGCCAGGGGCAGGATCAGAACAGGGGTCAGGGTGGACAGGATCAGCAAGGGCAGGACGGCGGTCAGGGTAGCCAGAAAGGCCAGCGTAACGGACAGGGCAAAGGTCAGCAGAAAGCCCACACACAGGGGGGGGCAGGCGGCTTGCAGAAAGAAGCAGGCGATAATGGCGAGCCGATGCAGGGCCAACCGTGGGGTGACCATAGTATCTGGAGGCAGGCCCAGGAGAACACGACATCGGCAGAGATCGAGAGACAGGCTGCTGAGTGGAAGAAGCGTTTGGTTCAGGCGATGGAAGGGGCCAAAATGCGGGACAATGTCCCAGCGGGGATGGAGAGGCTTGTCAGAGAGATGTTGGAGCCGAAGGTCGATTGGCGCAGGGTCTTGGCTTACTTCTTGCAGCCGAGTAAGGTGGACTACACTTGGAGTCCTCCTGATCGCCGGTTTTGTAATGGTGAATATGGGGACATTATTATGCCGGACTTCGGCGATGAAGCGGTGGAGGATATCTGGATCGTGGTCGATACGTCGGGTAGCGTCGGCGACAAGGAACTTGCAGCTTTCTTGGCAGAGGTGCGGGGGATTATGGCAAGCTATCCGCAGGTTAAGGGATTCCTGGCCTTTTGCGATGCCAAGCTCCACGGGATCTATGAGGTGAACAGTCAAGATCCGTGGCCGGAGAGGGCAAAGCCGAAGGGTGGCGGGGGTACTGACTTCCGGCCCGTGTTCGAGGAGATCAGGAAGCGGGCAATTACTCCGAGTGCTTTGGCTTACATCACGGACGGATATGGGAGATTCCCAGAAGTTGATCCGGGGTTCCCGGTGCTGTGGGTGATCACCACAAATGTCGAGGCTCCTTGGGGGCAGACGGTTAGGCTGGAAGGAGTGGCTTAGTGAGCGGGAAGGAAGGGGCGGCGTCCAGCCGCCCTGTATTTCCATCTGCAACGGATATGGTAGTGCCGGTGGGGGTCGGGGCCAACCTATGTTTCGGGAAGGATGTCCCGCCCCGGTCATTCCATTTTGAGGGTGTCGGGTGGTGGCCGGGGATCGCCCAGGACGCCGAAAAGGAACAAAAGTTCAACCTTGTTTGGAGCATCTTATTGAAGCACGATATGACTGGTTGAGCTAAGCGGATCGTGTATAATACGCGATTGCCGGAGCAGGTGGATATCTGGGTGCCGGTTGGATGCTCTATATGACGCTGTTGTCGGGCAGGCCGTTAGCGATGAGATTTCCGGGGAGAATGGTGCTGCCAAGGCGTTTGCCCGCTGGTTTGCAGATATTGAAGAATATTATGAGGGGAAGATGAGGGCATATGAACAGCGGTTCGGTGGCTCGTTGCCAGGAGTTTAGAGACTTCTTTGGGTTGGCTGATGTGTCTCCTGATGAGATCAATATGGCGCAGTCCGAGGTTGGGTCGGAGTGGGTTCGAGTGTGGGCTTATATCTATGCTTATCGGAGATATGCAGGATTTGGGCTGGAGTTGGGGCCGCAGGAATTTGTCAGGTTTGCAATGATGGTTGAAGCTTTATACCAGGAGAACTGGCTTCTGCTGGGGAGTATTAGCGGGACACCGGCCAGGGTTTGCGAATGGTGGGAACTTGTCGGGGATGCAATGTCACGGGAGCAGAAGGTGATGGCTGCTTGTTATATGTTGGAGCAGGGCCTTTTGTCGGAGCAGTCCAGGGGCTTGGGTAAGGTTGCTGAGGCTGTGGAGCTTCTGCGGGCTTCACAACAGGCGTTCAGATCCAAGACCGTCCAAAGAGCCAGAGAGCTATTGGAGCAGGTGTTGGGCATCAGAGGGTAAAAAGTAACGGGCATTCTTAACAGGTGGGGCCATTGGTCTTATGATAAAAGCGGAAGTGGGCATTGACATAAACCTCCTAAGCAAGGGACACCCCTCTCTTGAAGCGGCAGCAGGCAGAGGGGTGTCCCGTTTATGAAAAGGTAACGGGTACGCTTGCCGGATTTGGGTGCCCGATTTATCATCAAATTGTCCAGCCGTTCCCGCATCTGCATTTCTCTCGCCAGAGGTCCCGCCTGATCGTCAGGGCGGGGCTTCTGGTTTTATTTTTATATGTTCAAGGTGGCAGAGGGGGCAAACTGCCGGTGGCGTTCTATTAGTTCTTTGCCGAAGAACCGTGCATAGCGGTAGACCATCCTCATATCTTTGTGGCCCAGGATGTCTTTCAGGGAGACAATGTCACCGCCGCCTTCGATGTATAGTTTGGCGAAGGTATGTCGCAGGGTGTGCGGGGTTGGCCGGACGCCGGTGATCTTGGCTCGGTCGGCGTACTCCCTCATCCATCTTTGGAAGTTACGGGGGTGGAGTGGGTTGCAGTCCTGATTGATGATCAGCCAATCTACGACCAGGGGATCTATGCCAAAAACTTCTTTACGCATACGGAGCCATTGGGTGATTGTTTCCTGGAGCTTTTCCGGCAACGCCAATCGCCGGGGTTCGTGGTTCTTTGTCTCTTGCAGCCAGACAGTCTGGGGAATCTCATTGACAAATTCAATGCGGGAGATCTTGATTTTCAGCGTCTCTCCGATCCTGCTGCCCAGGTCGAGTAAACAGCGCATAAGCACATAATCCCGGAAGCCTTTGAAGGTGGATCGGTCGGGCTGATCAAGGAGCTTGCGCAGTTGATCGGGGGAAAAGGTCTGGATTTCTGGCTCATCCTCCGGTAACTCCAAGATCTCATCCATTGGATTGTTGACGGCCATTTTACGGTCAAGCAGGAAAGCATAGAGAGCTTTGAGGCTCACAATTCGAGCATTGATCGTCCGGGGCTGCATCTCCAGATCTTCGGCGCAGTACTCGAGAAAGTCTTGTACGTCGTCATAGGTCATGTTTAATGGGGTGATGTCTTGCAGATCCAAGTCATTGAGGTAGCGGACAAAGCTACGCAGGTTGGATAGATACCATTTGAGGGTTGTTTCCCGGATCTTCTTGCCACGCCCTTGCTTGAAACGGTTTATTGCGGTCTCCCAAGACTCTCCACCAGGGGAAAGAGTAATGGTGGTGACATTCGGGCCATTGATGGGGAGTTTTTTTGCACGGACACCGGGAATGCGATTACGGACAGCAGGCAT